TTACGGCTTTTCAGGAAATACTGCTTTAATATCTGAGGTATCAACATGAGTTAATAAAATACGGTATATTTTCCATTGTTTTAACTGTGATTCTTCATCTGCTTCTTGCATATCTAAATCAATGATATCCTGAAGTACCGCTATTTTTTCGTTGGCTTCGTTTATTAGTGAATTTTTCTTTACTTGGTTTTGCGTAATAAGCTGTTAGTCAGTAAACTCTATTGGCTCTGGTTCGACTTGCTTTAGTTTTTCTTTTACCTCTTTTAATACCTTACCTTCTTCATTATCTTTTATCGCCATTTCAGCATATTCTTCGTTTGTATATGTCATGTTAATAACCTCTCACCGTCCAGCGAATTTAATTTATGCCTGGGTTTATGTCCGTGTATGAAAAAAGTACAAATGAATTGAAATCTGTACTACCGCACGCAAATTTAACCCAGCCCCATGGTCCATCACCAGCATATAAATCAACACTAACTCCATAATTATTTGTTTTCATTGGTTTTAATATGTTAATTACCGTCCCTTTAATTTTTTGAATTACATCTGTATTCACTGAAATAACGCCAGATTGTTCTATAAACCCGTTCGAGTATACGTTATACCAGCTATCGCCATTTCTATATGACTCAACAATATAAATTTGCTCAATCCATGGTCCCCATATTCCACCGTTAAATCCCCCAAGTATAATTTTTTATAAACTGTCTAGAATTTAAAGTTGTATATATTTGAACACAACCATTGCTACCAACGTATGTTGGTAATACCGTCAATGTTCCAGCCATTTTAATTGGGTAATGTAATTCAGGTAATGCTTTTTCATCTAAATTTTGTACATATACACCTTTATTCACTGCACCTAAAAAGCTAATATCTGTATTATTGAGGTAACCGAGATAGGGAAATTCTGAGCCAACTTTTACTGAATTATTAATAGTATCAGTTAAAGCTCGTTGTGATTTTCTCGTTACAACTCGACCGTCCGGTGCTGTTAATGTAATATCACCCGTTCCAGTTAATATCGATTGCTATCCATTAATTTGTAACTGATAATAATTAAGCATTTCAGATATTCGCAATACTAGAGCCCCATTCATAACTAACTCCGGTTTTACTAGCTCTGCTATACTGGCTAGCTAACATTAATTGCGTATCAGATTGAACTGATGCTATTTCACAAATTTCTATTGTGTTTGCTGTTTTCAGTATCAGCATTTGACCTGTGCAAACCCCGATTAAAGGGTTTGCCCACTTAGTGCCAACACCGATTACTGTATTACTGACCTGCATCAGGTTGACAGAGCCTTCTTTATTCCAAGACATAAGGTTTCCTCAAAATTTGGACGTAAAAAAACCGCTATATGAGCGGCTACAATTATTTATTTTTAGGTTTACCTTGAACGTATTTTTTCAAATATTTTATATATATTGGTATCAACAATTTGTGACCAATATATAAAAACATTATTATTAAAAGTAAACATATAAATAGAGTCGATGGTTTGGTAAAATCCAACCCTTTAAATATTATGTTATAGGTTATTTAATCTCCGAAATTAAAGTAGTGAGAGGCATCTAATATTAAAACTGGGTTGTTAGTAACAAAAAATGCAGCATCGTGTCTGAATGTTTTTCGATAGTATTTATTTACAGGAGATAGAGCCAGCGTTTACCGCTGTTAGCAAGACCAACATCCCATAATGCCCTTTCGGTTTGCCACCCTTTAGCGTACCCCCCAACGGTAGTAGGAATAATCATGGGTCTAGCAACATTCGGTATGACATTTAACTCATAAAGTTTAGAGTTTCCAAAAGAATAAAATTCAGGGGAGACAAGAATGCCACTACTTATGTCATACACGGCATCACCATTACTGTTATAAATGTGCATACCATATTTTGACAATTGCAATTCTTTATTACCAAAAATAACAATTTTAGCTTTTAATGATCCTGAATAAACATTTCCATTTTTGTTTTGATGTTTGATATAGCTGTTTGTGCATCTTTTTCGCTATTTCTTAATAGTGCTTTGACTAACGATGGGCTTTTCTTTAAAAGCTGTGTCATTTCATCAGACAGAAAAGTTATACGTGCAGCACTTTCAATATCTTGAGCTTTCGTCATATCAATAGCGAGTATAAAAACCTCTTTTTTATCTGTAATTGGATCAATATCGATGTTACGCGCCAATTTTTGTAAGTAATTTCATTAGCAAAAATACTAAATGAGAAAAACAATAAAATGGTGATGAATATTCTTTTCATACAACTCCTTCTATCTAAGCAATTTACAGATCTTTTAAATAATCTATTTTTATTATCTGGGTATAGATAAATAAAAAACCACCCTAATAAAGTTATTTTAAAACAACTGACTTTCGCCAGTTATTTTACTTTATTTATTAATTTCAACGCTTCGCTTTCCATGATTTGCAGGTCGTTAAAAATACGCTCATTTTCGGCGATATTATTAACTTTCATCACCCACGAAAGGCAATTATAATCAAGCCCTGTAACGCCACTCATACTCGTGTGCCACTGTGTAGACATAGCTCTAAATAACCTAAAAACATCTAAATTATCTTGCCATATTTCTACATACTCATCTTCGTAATCAGCTTCGGTTAAGCCAAATGCCGCCAAATCATCTTTTGACGGCTCTGGAGTATATAGAGCAATGACAAGTTCAATTAGTTTTTTTCGCGTTGCCCTAACATTTCTTTGTAATATGTAGTAGTAATAGCTTGAATTGCCGCTGGATAGTTATTTAATAAGATTTGCATATTGTCTTTATTAAATTCTTCGTCCAAACTCCAGCCTGATACTAGTTTCATTGCAAAATCAGTGATTGGTTTATCTTTTAGCTCACTTTCAAGCTCAATGAGTTCATTTCTGATGTAATGCTTAAAAGTAATCTCAATCTCTCCATCCTCTTGCCCTGGGCGAGAAATTAAAACTTTACATTTAAAAGTTGGGTCTACTACTAATTTAAATTTTGCCATTGTGTTAATCCTTATTTATCTTTATAGAATGTGATAGCTGGTGATTCAACAGTTGCACTGATTTTTACTGTTTCAACTTCATTGATAGTTGTTACTGGGGATGGGTCAAATGATATGCGGATAAGTGAGGGTTAATATTGAAGAAGAACGCCGCCTAGCTTACGTTGGCATTACTCGCGCACAATGTGAATTAACCTTCTCATTTAGTCGCCAACGTAAACAATTTGGTAAAACCGTTCATGCGGAATCCCTCTTTTTACTATGTAAGAGTTAAACGGTTGTAAAACGTTAGAAATGGTGAAAAAGTATGCTCATTTAAATGCTGACCATTTGAGCAAATATTCAAACGTGGACACAATTTGGTCACAAAAAGGAGATAAAGATAATCTATACTTAGACTTTTCGTTTGTAACTCATTGATTATCTTATGCTTTCATGGCGTCCCCTACAGGATTCGAACCTGTGACCTACGGCTTAGAAGGCCGTTGCTCTATCCAGCTGAGCTAAGGAGACAAAGATGTGCTTTGATGGTAGACGCTGAGTATTATATAAAGCTATTTCGATCCGTCAATGATTTTTAATGGTTTAGCTGCTTAGATTAACAAAATATCATCAATTTATACTTTTTGGAGTTATGCACTGTACATATAGTATCTGCGGTAATAATATAGCTTATCTTTACTTAAAATAATGCCAGTTTTTATACTCAAACGTATAGTTCTCAGGAAACATCTTGACAAGAGTTATTACTATTTATCTTGTTACTTTATCTAGTCCAAAAATAATTAATTATTGATCACCAATCTCATTACCCTATTTTTTAACAATCTATTTAGCATTAGCAATTTGCGCTTTGAGCATAGCTATCCGGCTTTGGCCTTGTTGCATTTTCTTCTCGGGTGATAGTTCGTTGCGTTGGTCTTGCCAAGTTAAATCATCTTGAGGCAGTTCTAATAAAAAACGGCTAGGTTCCGCATGAACGGTTTCACCAAATTGTTTGCGTTGACGACTAAATGAAAAGGTCAATTCACGTTGTGCGCGAGTAATGCCAACGTAAGCTAGGCGGCGTTCTTCTTCAATATTATCTTCATCAATACTGGTTTGGTGCGGTAATAATCCTTCCGACATACCAATTAAATACACATAAGGGAATTCAAGTCCTTTGGAAGCATGCAGTGTCATTAACTGTACCTGATCGAGTTCTTCTTCGGACTCATTGCGTTCTAACATATCGCGCAAGGTGAATCTAGCTACTGCTTGTTCTAAAGTCATTGCTTCATCAAGTTCATCACCTTGTAGCATATCATTAAGCCAGCTGACTAACTGTTCAACATTACGCATCCGCATTTGCCCGGCAGTTGGCGATGGCGAAGTTTCATAAATCCAACTTTCGTAATGAATACCGTGCAATAACTCATGAATTGCCTCCATTGGTTCACTATGGGATTTTTGAATTAGTGAATCAAACCAATGGATAAATAACTGTAACGCTTCCATCCGCTTGCCTGATAACTGTTCAGTTAACCCCATGTCGTGGCTAGCATGATATAAACTAACACCTCGTTGATTGGCCCATTCTCCCAATTTTTGTATAGTAACCGGGCCAATTTCACGTTTTGGCGTGTTTATAATGCGAATAAAGGCATTATCATCATCCGGGTTAGTTAATAACCGTAAATAAGCCATTAAATCTTTAATTTCGGTGCGTGAAAAAAATGAGGTTCCACCTGAAATTCGATACGGAATGCGATACTGCATTAGCATTTTTTCGATTAAACGTGATTGGTGATTACCGCGATATAAAATGGCATATTGGCCATATTGGCTGTTATTCGCAAAGCGATGACCAATTAAATCATTGACGACTTTTTCGGCTTCCTGATCTTCATTATCCGCGGTTATTACTTTGATTACTTCACCATAGCCTAATTCAGAAAACAATTTTTTTTCAAAAATATGTGGATTATTTTCAATTAAAATATTGGCGACTTTTAAAATTCGCCCGGAGGATCGGTAATTTTGTTCTAGCTTAATTACTTCTAACTTCGGGAAGTCTTGTTTAAGCAATACCAAATTTTGCGGCCGCGCACCTCGCCAAGAATAGATGGACTGATCATCATCACCAACGACAGTGAATTTAGCGCGACTACCCACTAGTAATTTTATAAATTCATATTGACTGGTATTGGTGTCTTGATATTCATCTACCAATAAATAACGCACTCGATTCTGCCATTTTTCCCTTACTTCTTGGTTAGTTTTTAATAACAGCGTCGGCAACAAAATAAGATCATCAAAATCCAAAATACTGCAGGCTTTTAATTGTTTTTCATATAATTGGTAACAATGAGCGAATAATTTATCTTTATTGGTTTGCGCCCTAGCCATGGCAATAGTGGCATCTATAATATCGTTTTTCCAATTCGAAATGGTGGCTCGTAATTGATTAATTAGGTCTTTATCACCATCTAACCATTGTTGAGTGAGCTCTTTGAGTAAAGCAAATTGGTCATGATCGTCAAATAACGAAAAATTAGCTTTAATGCCAAGGTGTTTATATTCACGGCGAACAATATCCAACCCTAGAGTATGGAAAGTTGAGATTTTTAGCCCTCTGGTCTCTGGTTTGGTGAGTGATTGGGCTATTCGTTCTTTCATTTCGCGCGCGGCTTTATTGGTAAAAGTAACCGCCACAATATGCCGGGGTAAATACTCTTTTACCCTTATTAGATAAGCAATTTTATTAATGATTACCCGAGTTTTGCCAGAACCGGCTCCAGCTAAAACTAAGCACGGACCAGAAACATACTCGACAGCTTGTTGTTGGCTAGAATTTAGACGCACAGAATAAAGACCATTAGGAAAATTGTTGGTTAGTATATACCGATTAGCTACTGAGGCGCAATTATGGCAACCGATTAACTACATCGGTTGTTGGCTGCCAAAGTATTAGTTGATAAACGTCAAAGCGTGTTCAACCACCTCGACTCCTGCCCCTTGTTTATGAGCATTTTCGCTTAAATAACGGCGCCATTGCTTGGCACCTTTACGCCCATTAAATATACCCAAAGTATGGCGCATAATGTGATTAAGTTGCGCACCTTGAGTCAGCTGCTGTTCAATATAAGGGTACAGCGCTTTAATGGCTGAGATCGGATCGATCGCTGGCTTAGCCAAATCAAAGATTTGCGAATCAATCTGCGTAAGTAACATCGGATTTTGATATGCTTCGCGCCCCACCATTACGCCATCAACATATTGTAAATGCTGCTTAATTTCAGCAATGGTTTTAATGCCGCCATTAATGGCAATAGTTAAATGCGGGTAATCTTGTTTAAGTTGATAAACGCGTTCATAGTCTAGTGGTGGCACTTCCCTATTTTCCTTGGGACTCAGCCCTGAAAGCCATGCTTTGCGTGCATGCACAATAAAAGTGTTAGTAACCGGCATGATTGTTTCAATAAATTGGCACAAAAAGGCATAACTATCTTGGTCATCAATACCAATGCGAGTCTTAACTGTAACCGGAATATCAACTTGCTCTTGCATGGCTGCCACACATTTAGCCACAAGATCAGCATTTGCCATTAAACAAGCACCGAACATCCCATTTTGTACCCGATCTGATGGACAACCAACGTTCAAGTTTATTTCATCATAGCCGCGTTCTTGCGCCAATTTTGCACACTGAGCTAGCGCTTTGGGATCACTACCACCTAATTGCAAACTAAGCGGATGTTCTTCGGAATTAAAAGCTAAATAATCACCCTCACCAAACAAAATCGCTCCGGTAGTCACCATTTCAGTATAGAGTAAAGTTTGTTTAGTTAATAGACGATGAAAATAACGACAATGCCTGTCAGTCCAATCAAGCATAGGAGCTATAGAAAATTTATTTAAGGTTGAATTCATTGATATACCAGTGTTTAAGGCTGTTTTTATCGATTATATTAAAATATTATTTTTGCTTATTTTATCATATTTTGTTATATTTTTTTACTGTCAGGATCCCATACAGGATCCCATAGCGATAGGACAAAAATAATTAAGGTTTGAAATTATGGCCCATTATATCATAGAAAAAAGAGTTCGTGCGGATGGAACTCCGCGATATCGCTGTACCGTTGTAATTAAAGAAAAAACTAAGATTATTTATCGTGAGTCAAAAACCTTCAGCAAACAGCAAATAGCAAAAACATGGGGTAACAACCAGGTATCTAAAATAGAGCAATTTGGGATCCCACAAAAAAACGACATAACAAAATTAACTCTTGGGAACCTGTTATCTAAATATCTTTCAGATCCAAGTCTCGGAGAAAAAGCTGGTCGAACTAAACGGTATGTAATTCAAATGCTAATTGAAAGTGATATAGCAAATATTAAATTATCCGAACTAAAAACCCATCACATTATAGAACATTGCAGAGGTAGAGTAGCAGCAGGAACACTACCAGCAACGGTCAGTCATGATGTTAGTTATATTAGATCTGTGCTTGAAGCCGCTCGCCCTGTCTATGGAATTAATATTGATGATACAGTTATAAAAGATGCCAGGCCTTTATTAATTCAAATGAACTTAATTGGTAAAAGCCAACGTAGGACTAGACGCCCTATGAATAATGAATTAGATTTATTAATTGAGAAACTAAAAGAAAGGCAATCTCATAAATATTCAAACATTCCATTTGTCGATATTTTAAATTTCTCAATATTATCTTGTATGCGTATTAGTGAGATATGCTCATTAAGATGGGAAGATGTAGATTACACACAAAAAGCAATACTCGTCAGAAATAGAAAAGATCCACGGAAGAAAATAGGCAATCACATGCTGGTACCATTACTCGGTAATGCATGGAAAATTCTACAGTCACAACCTAAAAACAACGAATTAATATTCCCATATAATTCCAAATCAGTTACTGCAGGTTTCCAACGTGTTAGAAATAGTTTAGGTATAGCTGATCTACGTTATCACGATTTGAGACGTGAAGGTGCTAGTCGATTACTCGAACAAGGTTTTTCAATTGAGGAAGTAGCCCAAGTTACAGGCCATAGAAATTTGCAAACACTGTGGAATATTTATATTAGTTTATTCCCAAATTCATTACATGATAAATTTGATAAAATAAATGGTCAAGATAAGTAAAGCTTAAAATTGATATAGCGACCTAAGCCGCTTTCTCTAACTTTTTAATATCTACTTCAAGTGATGCTCCGTTTAGTAAATCATTAGGGCAAGGATTATTTGAGTTACGAGTAATAGAACGTAACAATATAGCTCGCACTATTTATGTATACCAAAAAGAGCAAACAATTTTTTTATTACACGCATTTGTGAAAAAAACAAACAAAACACCAGCTTCAGCGCTTAAGATAGCTAGTGAGAGATTATAAAGGAGATGATTGAAAATGACATAAAACAAAACCACGTGCACTATGCGCACACTTTTTTTTAGAAAAATCAAAGAAAGATTCATAAAGATTATTTTTTGATGTGACTTTTGATATAATGTTGATTATTTGGTTTATTTTTTTGTGGTTTTCTCTTGTGTTGTATTTTTAATATTTCCGTTGCGTACTCTTTTTCCTGTGACAAAAACAGTTACAATACTAATGACTAGAGTACACCCAACAGTAACTGCGCCACTAGTTGAACCAATATAAGCCAAAAAGACGCAAAAAAGAAGTATTAAAATCAAAGAAATTATAGCAAAAAATTGCCCTCTTGAAGCTAACGTGTAGTCATATTTATCTCGACGATCAGTTGTGTCCACTCGAAAGTTTTGTTCTTTTTCTGCCATTGCAATAATTCTATTAGCAGCTCCCGGACACACTCTTTCATAGTGATGCAACTCATCTGAAGACGGTATTGGTCCTCTATGTGACCTGCTCACTATAATTTGTTTTATTTTTTCCCTGTCGGATAAAGGTAACTTTTCTAGAACCCCTGGCGATAGCTCATCCAAAAGCTCTGCTTTCTTTTGATTAGCTTCTTTCGTGACAATATCGTTAGGCTTTTGTCTTTTCTTTCTCTTTTTGGTGTTCAATGGCTATACCTTTATAAAGATAATTTCCTACATTTACCCAATCAGAACTAATATTACAAGCATCTTTTTCATATGATGGTAAATCGGTATAAGTTGTTGTAATAGGGCCTAATGTCAACAAGCTTCCAAAAGCTGTAGATGCAATAGCATATAATTTGGTATGTTTCATTTTACCCATCGTAATCTCCTCCTAAAATTCGAGTAATTACAGACAATGACATTTTTAGTCGCAGGATTATAGTGTATAAAATATTGTTTATCAAGTTAACATTACTAAACGATAAAATCAACTATAGCAATTTTTATTCATAGAATAAAACGTCAAAAATAACTACTTTGCGACCCACTTCCCACAATTTCACTTCAACAGCACACGCCTTAAAATAATTGGCTATTATAAATAAAAAATTAATCTAGTCCAACATGATCACAATAAACTACATAATGCCAATTTACATACTAACAGACCCGAATTTAGACTCAATTTACGATTGTAAAGATGATTCGTTTCTGATTTTCCCATCGTTGGATATAAATCGCGAGTGGTGGTGCTTCTATCAGAATAACAGATTAAACAAAATCGGTATTTTTGAATCGTATCAAGATGCTGTGGAGTATGTGAAATTGAAGATTGATAGTTATATTAATTGATCAATTTCACGCTTTATTTTCTAATTAAACTCTATTATTCTGTACATCTCTTTAAATAATAATTTAAAAAAATAATTAGGAATAACAAAATGAAGAAAATAATTCTATTAAGCGCTGTTATAGCTAGTTTTTTATTAACTGCATGTAATGATAAAATATATACAGTTAAAGAATTTAAAGAAGATAAAGGCCTAAGGGATAAATATTTTCAAAAATGCAATAATGGAGAGCTTAAACCTTTAAGTGATGAAAACTGTATAAATGTCATGAATGCAAAAATAGCGACAGACGGGTTTACTCAATGGAGTAGTAGATAGACGTATTTAACAAGGGTAAGATTATTACATTAATTTTACCCTATCCCTAATATCTAAATTAAGTATATTGATTTATTCGGGCTTAGCCGGAAATACTACATTAATATCTGATGCATCAACACGAGTTAATAAAATGCGGTATTTTCTCCACTGTTTTAGCTGTTCCTCTTCATTATCTTCTTGCATCTCTAAATCAATAGTGTCCTGAAGTACTGCTATTTTCTCGTTAGCTTCGCTTACTAATGAATTTTGTTTTGCTTTGTTTTGTGTGATTAGTTGTTCATTCGTTAAAGCCATTGGCTCTGGTTCGACTAGTTTTAGTTTTCCTTTTACCTCTTTTAGCAGTTTTCCTTCTTCATTCGCTTTTATTGCCATGTCTGCATATTCTTCGTTTGTATATGTCATGTTAATAACCTCTTACCGTCCATCGAATTAAATTTATGCCTGGGTTTATGTCCGTGTATGAAAAAAGCACAAATGAATTGAAATCTGTACTACCACAGGCAAATTTAACCCAGCCCCATGGCCCACCTCTAGCATATAAATCAACACCAACTCCATAATTATTTGTTTTCATTGGTTTTAATAAATTAATTGCCGTCCATTTGGCTTCTTGAATTACATCTGTATTCACTGAAATAACGCCAGATTGCTCTATAAACCCGTTTGAGTATACGTTATACCAACTATCACCATTTATATATGATTCAACAATATAAATCGGTTCAATACCTGCTATTTTGGGGTTTGAATTAAAGTTAATCTGACTTGTTACATTATAAATATTACCTAGTTTAACCGCAGGTAAAGCACCAACAATATCGGCAGAGGCATTCACTGTTGTTATTTGCTCAATCCATGGTCCCCATGTTCCACCGTTAAATCCCCCAGTATAATTTCTTATAAACTGTCTAGAACTTGAAGTTGTATATATTTGAACGCAACCGTTGCCACCAACATACGTTGGTAATACCGTCAATGTTCCAGCCATTTTAATTGGGTAATGTAATTCTGGTAATGCTTTTTCATCTAAGTTTTGTACATATACACCTTTATTCACTGCACCTAAAAAGCTAATATCTTTATTATCAAGATAACCGCGGTATGGGAAAAAATTGGATATATCTATTGTCGATGCTGAATTACGAGCATCATTTGCAGCAAGCTGTGCCTTCTTACGTTCTTCTACAACCTGTTGCAAGAACGATGGAGTAATTTCACTTTCAGACGGGTTTAATAAAAAATCATTTAAAGAGCCATCAAGAGAATCAGAATAAACTTGAATTGTGCCAAGACGTTTCTTTGGGAAGCCATTTATAATAAGACTCACATCATACTCGCATGGCAGTACATTCATTGAATAACTACCATTATTTGCAACTTTAAACGCTTGAGTTTGAGTAAGTACCTTGCTTGTTGTTTTTTTTGCATATAACTCGATAGTGCAGTCGTTAATGATTTGTCCTGCCCCATCTGTTAAAATTCCTGAAATTTTTGCCATAAATTTACCTTAAATTAATCATATGGAGTTGTATCTATATAAAGTGAAGGTGAATGTTCGTCATGAGAGCTTGAGTCGGATATAATTCCACCAGGCCCCGCAGATGTCCCAGCGCCTCCATATATCCGCGTTTGATTGCCATTAGAAACAGCAGCATAGCTATAATCTATGTCATATATCCTAACATCACCACCTTGGGGATCTCTCCATGTAAGAACTATTCCTCCACTGTATTGAGGGAAAACTGCATAGCTACCATTTAATATCATATTTGTTTTAAATGAATTGATTTCACCACTATTTGCTAAACTTAATCTTTTTGTTTCATTTGTTAGAACACACATCCCATTTTCATTGAATAATGCCATCCCATATTTAGGTATTGGTTGAATTAGATTGATTGAAAAAATGTAAATATCGACATCACAAGTAAAACCATAACCGATAAAAACAAAAAGAAGTTTCCAATTATTATTGTCACTTTTTTTTAACTCACAATACGGTGAATCAGGATTATTAATATCAGTTGATCGGTATTTAATAAAAGGAATAATGGGAATCGTTGACGGCGTCATTAAATCAAACCCAATAGTTTTATGTTCAGTTGAATCCAGTCTAATTGAAATTTTATCCTTGAACGTTATGACATCCATTCCGTCTTCATAAAACACATCCCCATTTTCATCTAACAAATATGCACCATATCGGCTCATTGCAGTCTCCTAAAATAAGCAAGAATATAAGCTCCAGTCGCTAGAAAATTTCCAAACCCTGCGGTTGGTTTGGTTGCTGGTTCGACAATAATGCTATTATTTGAAACATAAACCCTTCTGTATTGACCATTACTTGACGAAGCCATATTCATGTAACTCAAATAAATAAATTTAAGTTGCATGCTTTGTCGATCTTCAAACGTATACACAGCATTAGTGACCCCAACATCTAAGTAAATTAATTTTCCTGACGAAATAAACCACCCAGTATTGTTGCTTACACCAGTTTTATCAAATGTTTCTAACCCATATTGCATTTTACTTTTACCTCAATCGTCCAAGTTTCATTCGTATAACACCATTTTCATCAGTTAATTGAATTAAATCATTTTGTTGAATCATTGACGCTTTCCCATTTTGATACTTAATTAATACGTTACCCAATCGATCTACTTTGAATAAATCATTTATATTAATTTCACCACCTTTAATAATAGGGGCTTTGATTTCAGTATAAGCTACTAACCGATCGCCATTTATCGAGCCTGTTGCGATTAATCCACCATCCAGAAATAATGCAGGCTCAATCCATTTTGCGCCGTCATACATTTTTGCTTCTTTCTTTATGATTAATCCGTTGCCATCTTCTGCATAAACAATCAACACGGTATCTCGTGACGGCCACATTTCTAAAACATCATGAAATAATTTGGTTGCATCATCATTATTTTTAGGAAATACACCGTCATTGGTTTTTATTCTGAAAATACCACCTGCTGTGCCGACTGTATCATCGGCTGTTGTCGCTGAGCCTGTACACATACCGGATCGCCCTGCTGCATTAACTGCAATTACACCGTAATAGTAAGTTGTAGACGCTTGTACATCAGCATCAATTAGCTTATTAGAAGTTCTACCCAGATAGTTAGTCATAGCTTTAACTTCATCAAGTGTTGAACCTTTGTAATACTCAAATATCGTACCCAAACCGACATTAGATGACATAATCGGCTTAATTGTGACAGTGTTACTTGTTGATGCGAAAACAAGTTGAGTTGGTGTTTCCGGTGCTAAAATTGAAAAGACTATTGTGGATTCATCACCAAGCCGACCATCTTCTGTTGATATACCTCTGACTGATGCAGTATATTTACCTTCATCAAGATTTTTCATCGTTACGCACATTTCAGGCACTGTCTGGCGAGATACTAAATTACTATTGCGCAAAATAGTGACCTGAAATTCAAGATGGCTCATTGTTCTTGGCGTTGTCCATGAAAGCACCGCTTGATATTCGTCGCTGTCTGGGGTGACTGATACTGCAAGACCTTCTATAGGCGGAATACCCCAACTAATAGATTGATTGTTTTCTGGTGCAAAAACAGCCCCATTATCAACAATTGCCTCTTTTCTTGGCTCGTGCTGTAATGCGGTTATAGAATAAGTACCATCGTCGTTTTCAGCGATAGATATCGCTTTGAATAAGCGTGACGATACATTAACATTAGTTAAAATCCATGTTGACCATTGGTCGGTATTTACATTTTGCTCTAAAACTAAAGTGTTTGGTGCTTTTTGCGAAACGACTTTGACTTTTACTAGTTTTGCATTGATATCTTGATAAGATAAATATGATTTTTTATCAATTTCTACGTCTCTATCAAGCGTAACAATATTATCAACGGCTGAGACAATTCGACCTCCAGATTGAGACATCACATATTCATTATCTAAAATTTCAATCACGTCACCCGGTAAATGCCGCAAGCCCTCACGACCAACTGAAAAAGTTACAGTTTGCTTTTCAAATTTTTCTGTAGTGATTATCCATTTGCCTGTTCTGTGAGCTTGCCCTCTAGATGTACAACCAAACGCTTCAACATCAATAATATTTAATCCAAATCGATTAATTGTTTCATCATCAGCAGGAACATACTCTGGGATTGGTTGCCATCCATAATCAGGGTCGATATATTTAACTCTCGCAGCTGTATGGCGGTCTTTCATTGCTGAAGATGAATAACTGAATTTTCCCTCAACCACATTTGCATTAGTATATATAGCAACGGTATCGCTTGGTCTGTCAATAACAGCGGTTAACTGTGTACCATCCCAGATTGGCATCGCTCTAAAAATTGAGAAAAAGTTATTAATCAAATCGTAGGCTTGTGATTGCTCTGTTATATAACAGTTACAGGTAAAACGTGGTTCTTTACCTCCAAATCCATCATCAACAAGTTGGTCACAATATTGAGCTATCGAGTAAAGCATGAATTTATCAACTGAGAATTGACCAAAGCGATATGCCATGCCATAACGAGTATTAGTGAGAATATCGTAGACTATCCATGCTGGATTATTTGTCCATTCAGTTTTAAACTCACCTAACCATAATCCGCTATAAGTCCGTGATATTGGGTCATAGTTATTTGGTATTTTGCACCTGATGCCTCGAATTAAATATGTTCTAGAGGGTACACCGTTAAACTGTGATGAATCAAACCTTAACCCTACAAGTGCGGTATTTGGATATGACAATTTAACATCGTAAATTTCAGTGTATGACGACCAAACAGTATTATTTACCAGTAAATCGTCTTTACTATCTGGCGTTATACGAACCACTCGAATATTAAAAGGAGCTTTAGGTAAATTATCTAAAATCACTGAAGTTAAATATTGAGAACGTGTTTTTTTGTTTGTGAGATTTACTGTTTTTTTTGTGATCCAGCTATTACCTGAACCTATCTGCACAGCCATGCTTACTGATGTTCTTGAAACATCACCACTTTTATTTTGACTATATAAAGCTGAAACGCCAACTGTTACGCGAACACGATCGACATACGGGTCGGTTATAGTTCTAACCAAAGGATTTGTTTGTTTAACTTCTAACCCAACCGGTATTTCATTTTGCGTTTCGGAAAAACCAGATAAAGGTAATTGTGATTGTGTACCTGTTGTGTATTCAACTTCAACACCGCTGAAATTAAACGAACCATCTTCTGCTTGAATCGGGGTTTTATTTAAAAAAACACCTTTTAACCCACCAACTGGACCCTCAATTTGCCCCTCCCCGATAACGTCAATGATAGCTAACTGTTGTTTTGATTCCAGATTGTCAGCTTCAATGCGTGGCGTTTTGGCCTTTCCTGAACTTTTACCCATTTATCACTCCACGTCCATTGTTTCAACGCCTACTGATTCAACCATTGACCCGACCATTATTTCACCGTAAGGAAGTGGAACAGGTGACCCTTGTGCGGCTGTATTATCTAAATTAGAAAACGATGTGCTTTTTTTGCCTTCATCATTTGACGCATTTTTCATTTTTGGTGTTTTAGTTAACATCATTGCGGTACCACCAACCGCCATTCCTATACCCATCCCAACTAACCAATATTGTCCAGTCCATGCACCTACAGCCACCATTGCTACGCCGGCTATAACACCAAAAATACCGCCACTTTTAGCACCGGCAGTAACTGGTACAATGTGGATTACTGAATTGTGAGGAAGTTGAGATTTAAGCCCAAAATGAAGTGTTTTATCTGAAATGTCTTTTTTATTGATTCTGACGCGAAAATAGCCTTTTTTAATATCTTCTTTAAGTCCTATAATTTGTAGATATAGACAATTGAGGGCTTCTGCTGCTGTATCAGCATTTATTTTGTATTTATCGCCATATTGTTTAAGATTGCCATAAAATTTGACGGTTGCCATTGCTTATGCCTCCAGATTGAATGATAGTTTTTTAACCAATAGCCACTGAATAAATCGCGTTTTGATAGCCGTTTAGGTAAATGATGGAGAATTAAGTTGTTACCGATATAAATAGCTGCGTGATTAACGGTTTTACTATTGAGAGAGAAAAGGATTACGTCACCTTCTTGTAAACTAGATATACTTACTTGATGGAATCCATTGGATTGCATGTTATCTAGATAAAGATTTTGTCCGTTATCCCACCAATCATCATCACGATGGAAGTCTGGAAAGTTAAAACCGCATAAATGATATGCGTCTCTAAATAACGTGTAACAATCTGTTGTGCCGTGTATAAACTCACGACCGATAAGAGGTTGCATATACCTAAATTTATGAATTTGGTTATCACAAACGAGCCACCAATCCACCGCCGTTTGTTGCTGGAAAATTTGGTCGGCTTCGCTAAGTATTGGTAAGCCATCAGGGTGAGAGTGAACAACTGCGGTTATAACGCCCTGTTCTTCTGCTGTTATCCAATCATCAGGTGAGATTTCAAAATGGTTTTTAGGGTCGTTAGATATGTTGTCACATGGAATGTACGTTTTATTATCAATAACAAAACCGCAGCACTCATCCTCACCGCATTGTTTAGCGTGATATAAAATTTGTGTTTTCATAATTAATTAAGAGAGTTTTGCTGAGGCAGGAAAGCCACCGAAAGGAAGAATACCGTTTTTGCCAAACCTAAGTTTGCAACCAGTAAGAGTGTAAGAGCATTTATCTTTAGTTATGTCGTTTGTTGGATTATCTCGTTCATCCGCAACCGCGCCACCTGTATAACTACATTCAGAACTGCGATACCGCCAACAACAAGTGTGCGCAATCATTACTCTGGCTGGTAACATTACTCCGTCACTTTCACATGGTAACGCTAATTCAAATGTAGCTGATTCGCTCGGGATTAAATTTGACGAACGTTCAACTATATATTGAGATACAATTTCTTGAGTAGGGTCAGCTTTATCATTACCAAATTCAAAATTAACAGCATCTAAAAATTCAGCTAAAACTTGACGCCGAGTAACTACTGCACCAAGCAAATCTTCATAGGTACTTGTTAGTCCTGTCATTAAGCCAAAAGCATTTGATACTACCATCGTTGGTCTATTACTCGTTCCTTGTCCATTTTTTTGAAACCCTGTTACTTGGATTGGGTACGGCTCATAAGTGTTACCTTGCCATATAATAGCTTTTCTTAATTGATTTAATCCTGCATGAAATCTGAAAATTAATCGCTCATTAGCAAATTTTGATAAATTAACCTCGTACAAATCAAGAATAGCTCCCTGCTCAAACTTGGTTAGTAATTTGAGTGTTTCTGTAGGTACAGGTGAAGTCATGCAACTACCTCCTCGAATGTAGCGGTGATTGTTTTAGCTGTGTGCATAACTTTTGATGACCACGATGGACATTTAACTGTGATTAGACGATTTCTGTTAGGTTCTTTCCATAGAAATGCTTTAACTCCGCCATGTCTAGTTAAGAAATCATCAATCGGTGGGGCTTCATCTATCGGAACAGTTAGCGTTACACTATATGAACGCAAGTCGTTGTTTATACCGTCTTTGGTACGTTGCTCATAGCCATCGCCTAACTTAATTATTTTCACTTTTGGCTCGGCTTTTTCATTAATACCGGGTGCTACATCCCAATTGAATGTTTCCATATTTTCTCCAGACAATAAAAAACCCGCCGAAGCGGGTTAGATCATAAATTTGGTTAATTAAATTTATTATTCTTTTTTTATGAAAGAAATTTGTACAATACCTACATTATCTATACTATTTTCAGCTTTAATTACAGATAGAGTAATTTTTAATTCGGTATCAATATTATCTGTGTACATTTTCTCTGAAATTATGCATGGTCTATCCCCTTCACATGTAGGGTTAACCCAAAAATTATCGCGAGGATCAATGCTTTTGTTAACAGAACTTGAATAATATAATTTATCAAATTTACTAATATATGAGTTATATAATGATATTGCCTTTTCACCTGTTGGATCATAACTCTCATCACTAATAACTGTTGGGGAAGAATAATAATTACTATTTTGAGTATAATTAATTAATCCGTTATTTTGTTTAAATATAACAATTTTAAAATTCAGTTCAGGAAAAGATTCAGATTTAATTAAATAATATTGATTATTATGATTCTTGCTTTCCCCTTTCAAAGAAATATCGACACCTTTAAGCTTTACGTCATCAACACTCATTCCCCATTTCAGTTGGTTTGGTAGTTCAATTTTAGTTTCTTTTTTATTACAACCAATACTTAGAAAACAAAACAGAATTAAAAATAAGATCTTTTTCATACTATCCTTTTTAATTTTTAGACAATAGTATGAAAATCCACCCATTAAATCAACGCCTATTTAGTTTTCCGCCTGGTCTTTGTTGATCATCAATTATAGATAATACAGATTGTTTAATCATTCCAGCAAATGCTTTTGCATCATCTTCCGTTAATCCGCTATTACCAACATTTACTGGCACTGTAACAGTTATATTTCCTCCAGATTTACTAGATGCTTGCAAGAAATCTTTTAAATCAGAGTTAGTGCGAGCATCAATAACACGTTCGCCTTTATCTAATAGCCAAGTTCCCTCTTTAGGAATATTATCAATACCGCTGTGAGCCATGCCAGCTATAGTTTGTGCCGCTATAATACCTACCGATGCGTAACCTAGCCCTCTTGTAACTCCTGACATAATTCCTGTAGGGTCAAATTCTAATGCTTTTGTAGCTGCTACTTCTGTACTAATGATAGCTTGTGCTATAGATGCCGCTTTACTAGCAAGAAACATTACTTTATAAGCTGCTGATGATTCACCTGCTGTTTCTTTGAACATATCAGCAATTGAGCCAGTTAAGCTTGAAAACGTTCCAAGTGTAGCTAAAGTGTATGCAGATTGAATGTCCTTTTGCTTTTTCTGCATTGTTTCTTCAATTTTAACAACTGCGTTAGCATATTCTTGCTGGTTGATTTTTTTCTGATTCAATAACTCTTGTTGAATTTGTAGCTGTTGCTCGTTCCAATCGCGCAACTTTTTATCATCTTCCGCGACATTCAGTAAATCGCTTCCAATACCGTTGTATGAGTTTTGGAAACTGAAAGTAGGAGCTGATTCCATCGCCTTTTTAGACATCTTATCAAGTAATTCTTCACGCTGTTGCAATGAAAGATTAGCTTTTTCGATAATGCTTAATTGTTCTTTATAGGTATCAAGTTGTTGTTCAACAGGACTACGCAACGAATCAAGAATTGATTTATACTCTTTCTGGGCATTAAGTTTGTCTAGCTCAATGGCTTTTGTTTCCAATGTTTTCTTTTGAATTTCAGATAGCTTATTTAATTCACCATCTGCCATCTGGCGGCGTATTTTTTGCAATTCGGTGATATCAGTATAAGCATTGATCTGATTATTAAGCCGATCAAGTTGCGTTTTATAAATATCTGCGGTGCTTTTGCCTGTTTTTGTATGCTTAAAACCCTCTTGTAGCTTAAAACTTTCATGCAGTTTTTTTGCAAACTCAGATAGTTTTTGAGCGAGTTCATCAGTCATTTCCCCCGATAAATCTTGCCCTTTCGCTAGTGCAATTAAGTCTGCTGCATGTTCAAGTGCAGCATCACCTGCCGCTCGTTGTAAACCAGCTAAAACAAATGCTGCTTCTGCACCATTTTCCGATTTAACTTTATTTACATCAAGTTGCAGACTAAGTGTACCTAATTGATTATCTAAATTTGGAAATGATGCTGTATCTAGTAGTTTTATTCCAGTCGCAGCTTCAGATGATGCTTGGCCAACAGCATCCAATTTTTCTTTATTTTCAGCTAATTTTTGAGTGTTTTGTAATAAATTAGCAGTGATATTCCCAATTAATATTTTAAACTGCTCACCACCACCAGTTGCTGTAATTAATTTTTGACCCAAATCATACAAACTCTGTCCAAATTCAGCTGAAGATATAGAGCCTTCTTTTACCTTATTTTTTAGAGAATCAATCCCTTGTACATAATTATCGATTGCTGCTTTGTTAGATGGAGATAGATAAAACGATGCACTTGATCCATCATATGAAACCAATAATTCGGATAGATTATCTTTCAATTGATCTTTAATATCATCGATATTAACATCAATATCTTTAACATTTACTGTTATTTCTGTTTGTAAGCCAGATGTAATTGATTGTTGTCTGGCCTTATCGACTTCTTTATATTTTGCGAGAAGCTGATCAAGTGGTAACTGTAGTTCTTCAATCGGCTCTTTAGCTTTATCAGCACCGTCGCCCATCATTAGAAATGCTGCACCAACAGATACAGCCGTTGAGAGCAGCCCTACAGGGCCACCTAACAATCCTAATAACCCACTACCTGTCCGAGATAATATACTTAGCCCATTATTAGAAAGAACAGCTTGCTTATTAGCTACTGCTAGCCTATTTTTAGCCTGTATTTCTTTTTCATTTAAAGCTATTTCTTGAGCTTCAAGTTTTAATATGGCTTGTCTTATGTGTATGCCAGATCGAATACTAGTAATATTTTGAGATCTGGCTGTTAATGCTAATTTTGAAGTAGCAATAGATTGCTTTTCAACTGCTATTTGTTGGAGTTCAGCTTCTGCTAGGTGTTTTTGAGCTAAAGCATTTCCTCTTGTCTCATTTGCATTGTTAATTATTTCTACTGTAGCATTTTTAAATGAAGTATATACACCACCTATATATCGAGATAATCCGATTCCAACAAAAGCCGCACCAGCACCAGCAACTAAATTGATATTATCCGCAACAACTCTTAATCCACTAGCAATACTTTGTGTAATACCCTTACTACTGTTTAATTCACCAATAAAATGTTGGAAACTGTTTGATATCTGAGTGAAACCATCTTTAACAGTGTTACCCATGCCGTCAGCAAGTTCACCTGTTCGATCTTTAGCTGCTATCATTGCATCTGCTAATTGACGCATTGAAATTTGACCGTTTACACCTAGTTTTTTAATATTTACTTCAGCCAAACCCATTGAATTAGATAACTCTGTAACGATGTTAGGTGTGGATGTCATTAACTGTTTCCACTGCTCGTTACTGATTTTACCTGTAACCATTGATTTAGTTATAGCATTAATGCTACTCGCCACTTTATCAGCAGATGTTGCATTTAATGTATAGCTGTTTGACATTGATTCTATGAAATCAAGTGTTTGTTCAGTACTATAACCCAAATCACGCATTGATGATGCGGTAGATACATATAATTCTTGTGAATCACTAATTGATTTAGCATTACGATTACTTAACTCAAGTAACCGATCTTGCACTCGGTTATAACTATCAGCCGAACCTTCTACTGAAGTAATAGCCATTTTGACACGAGCAGCCATTTGTCCCCAGTCGTCAGCCATGTTTACAATACTGGTGAATGCAAAACCACCGGCAAAAGCAGTGGCAACGCTTAATGCTGATGATTTCAACTGAGTTAATTGCATGTTCATTGCTTGAATTGAGCGATTATTACTAGCAATGTATGAATCAAAACGGCGTGAGCGTTCCTCCATTGTTTTGTAATAATCTGTACCGAGACGTGACGCCCTATTCATTTCTCGTTGATATGATGATGAATCTGCGGTAACTCGTATCGCCAATTCTCGCAATGTAGCCATAGTTATTTTCCAAATAAATTAGATAACGCCTCAAACATACTTACAGGCTCTTTTTTCTCTTTTCTGAATTTCATCAAACAGTCATCAAAATCGACTTTTGCACCTTGTGAACGATAGATAGCTGATGTAATTTGTGCAGAGTGCCAGTCGTGACGCTCGTCCCCAATTGGGTTTATTCTGTCGAATGCAACCCAGTAGTAGAATTCACGAGAAGATAGTGATTGCTCAAGCTCGGCGAGAGTTTTACCGAGCCTGAGTGCAAGTTTAAGTTTGAAAAAAAGTTCAGGGTCAGAATCTACTTTTTTTCTGCTTCCTCGATAGGTTTGTTTGATAACCCAGTTAAAGCAATAGATTGATCAAGAACTCGGGTATGAATTGGTCCATAGGATTTAATTAAATCCTCAAGATTGCCATCATTTAAAAGCAAATTACCATTATCATCAATTAGCACAGATGCAAATAAAATAGCCTCAGATTTAATATTTTGGATATCTTTTTCGCGTTCAGTTAATTTATCATCTTCCGAAATATCTCTAATTGATTTAATATAACGATTTAGATTGATATGTAACGGCTCTCTGACCGATACGGTTACCCCCCATTCCGGAACTTCAACCTTTTTAGTACGAAACCCCGAATTTTTTGCAGTAATAATTTCCTTTAAATTCATTATTTAGTCTCCGTAGATCGGCTTGACGGTGTCACTGGTGTTGGTTCAGTAAATTGGAATTTACCTTTGACTTTGAATGAAAATGAGCCAGTTACAATGCCATTTTTAGCACCTTTAAATTCATAACTAGTAACACGCGCAATCCAATCAAGAGAACTGCCGTCTTCATATTTGATCTGAAATGCATAGTTTTCACCTGAATCATAAGACTGGCGTAAAATTTTCTGACCAGCATTACCGACCACAAAATTAACATTCATTGACACTGTTGGTTCGGCTGGTAATCCGCTGATTGTCTCTTTAGTGATAGATGCTAGTGTAGAAACGTCAATTTCTTCACCCTCTGGGGCAGTCATAGAATAATCGGTAACAGTCCCCTCAAGGCCTACTTTTGCCATTGCCGATGTTATAAATTTAAGTGATGGGGCATTACTAACAAATACGCCAATATCTCGTGTCTTTGTGTATTCGCTTTTAACTTCTGTTTGAACTTCAGACATATTAATATCTCCAAAAATAAAAAAACCGCAGTTAAGCGGCATAAAGTGTAAAATTGATTGTTTATTGAATATAAAATTCTAATGTAGCGCGATAGAGTTCGGCTTCTGGTTCGTAATCTTGACGATTAACAATATTGAATGGTTTTAATGGTTTTAGGCTTTCATATGCTTGTTGCTTTATGTTTTCTGCTTCAAGTAAGGTTTTTGCATAAACATCTATCTGAAAACAATATTCAACTGATGATTGTCCACACATAACATCATCATAAACGGCAGAAACTTTTGTGTAACAAACATAAGGTGGGCTTGTTCCTTGTGGTGCTATTAATGGACTTACTCGCCCATCACACAAGGCTTTTAGAGCTTCATTTATTTTAGTTTCTATCATTTTGAAAAAATCTCGTCGATATCTTTTAAATATTGCTCAAATGCGGCATCTTCAGCTTTTTTTACGTTAGCATCAAAAGCCGGACGAACAAAAGGACGTGCTGACATTTTCGATGTGCCATTTTCAACAAAAGACCAATAAAACGGAGTTGTTTTTTTCCCTTTACCTCTTTTGACGCGGACCTTTTTGAATTTAACACCTGCGGTTAATGACCCTCTTACAGTATCAACAGAAATAGATTTTTTTAACTTACCTGTTCTGATGGGCGCACTAGCACGAACAGCATCACGGAAAACAACAGCACCAGCCCTAACGGCTTTTCTTGACACTTTCCGTTGTTCAGAATTAGATAGCAGCTTGAAATCAGCATCGAGGGATTGAAAACCTTTAAATGATAATGTTGGTTTAATCATGATAATTCCATTTTTTGACATGGTAATTGCAGATAAGTTTGCCTTTCATTTGTTAGAATAGCTTTAATATTATAAATGTTACCGTTGTAACATGCCCTCATTTCAGAAGTGATTAAAACATTTTTATATTTTCTAACAGTGATTGTACAATTTGTTATAGATAACTCTGTTTGACTAGCATTAAACTCTCTACCAGTTTGATCCGTTACCACCCCCCAAAGAGTATAAACATCAATCCATCTTTCTACAGTTTGTCCTAATTCATCCTTTTCTGTTGTTTTTTTTTGAAAACTGATACGATTACGTAAGCGACCAGGTTGCATAATTTATCCTATTGCATGTTCTTTAAAAGGATGTAACATAACTTCAACATGAGAAGGAATTTCTCCACTACCTCTACCTTCAAATAAGTTACAAACCAAAATTTTTATTGCAAGTTTAACATCAGCTTCTGCAACAAAATAACGTTTATTATCAGTAGGGATTACCTCACCTTTTGTTATAAATATGCAATTACATTCTCTTTCTATTCGCCTATGAACACTTTCAATCAATGCGGATATAACTGAGTCATGTTCAGTTATATCCGTCTCAATTTGAAGAAAGTTTTTTACATCAATTAAGTCAACAATCATATTGAAGTCTCAATTATTTATAAAATTTGGCTACTTTTCGTTTTTCCACTAATTCGTTTGCATAATTAGCGTCAAACCCTGCAATATCACCTTTTGAATACCGACTAAAAGGACACAGGAATTCAACAATAATTTTGACATCTTTTTGAGGGTTTTTAGGCGGTTTAGGTGTTTTAGGTGGTGTTGGTGGTGTTGGTGGTGTTGGTGGTAATCCACTATGTTCTGCTACGTATTTCAATTCAACTTGATTTTGATTAACAACATCATTCAAACTAAAACCAAATTTTTCTGCACCAACTGTTGTTGATGAAACGGTGCAAGTAAATACACCATCATTGTTCATAGTTAATTCAGACAAAGTACCTTTATTTTCAGAAATCAGTGTAACTTTATCTTCACCTGATGGTTTAACATCATTTCCGTTTGAATCTTTTAATTGGACAGTAATAATTGCCTGATCTGTTCCATTTGCCAATATGCTCTCTTTATCAATTAATAAAACAGATAATTGAGCATCTGTAACTACATCTTTACTTTTTGTCATAATCTTCCCCTAAAAATAAAGCCATCTTATTGATGGCTTTATTATTGATAAAATTAAACTAACTAAATTAGAAAGCAACTTTAGTTCCTAAAGATAATCCTTCTGGGTGTCTGAACCCGATATCATGCTCTGTAACAACACGAATTAGCGACTGATTTCGAGAAAAAGCAGAAACGTGATTACCATTAGCATCTACATAAGTTGCTTCTCGAGAAAAATCAACAGTCATGTTGCCATCTTCACCAATTACAACATCATTAAAGTCGGCAAAATAAATTTCAGTTTCATTTCCCCCTTGACCTAGGTTTGCAGGGATAGCGTTAGTGTGTTCAATTGGATAGCCTTTTAACATGTTCTGTGACATTTCCGGATAAACTTTATTTCCATTACCATCACGAAGTCCATATAAGTGCATCCATGTTCGCGGTGACATGGCCCATCCGCAAGCGATCATTAAGCTGTTTGACTCCATTAATTTTAGAATTAATGAATCTAAATACGCATCAACTGCATTCAAATTTACAGCACCAGTCCAGTCAACATTACGTAAAGCATCCATAGCTGTTGCTTTGAAGCCTTTCGGTGTATTGTTACTACCGTCATCACGTAAAAACGCTTTATCTTCACGTACAGCAATTGCTGATAGTACGTCGGCTAATACCATTTGTTCAACATTAAAACCAGCATGACCAATTAATTGATTGGACATAGGTACAAGCGCAATCATTGTTTTAGCTGTTAATTTAACATCATCAAATTTTGACTCAGTCGCTTTTGCGTCATCTCCTTCCCCAACATAAGATGCTGTTGCACCACCCGACATCCTCGGCAGATTTAAATTCCCGTTTGGCAATGGAATTGTGCGAGCACCAAGTTTTCGCACAACAGTTTTATCACGCAATAGTTCAATAACTTCACTATATAAATTCTGTGGAATTAATGCACCGCCTGATGATTGTGTGGTGTTAATTGCCATTGCCACTTCTTTATCACCGATTTCTTTTTCTGCAAATATTGCCGCGTCAGCCAAATTACCTTTACCTGCAGCAATAGACATAGTAATTCTGGCCAGCCCTGCACCAGGATATTTTTTAAGATCTTGTTTAACAACAACTGATGGAGCATTTACAGTCGTCACTGGTTGAGCTACAACCGCTTGCATTTTTTCTGCTTTTTCAAGCTGTTCGATTTGAGCACTAATTTCATCAAACTCAGAACAGAGTTGAGTAAATTGAGTTGATTCCTCAGCAGTTAAACCAACTTCCGTTTCCGTTTTTTTTGCTAAAGTTTGTACTTTATTATTTACTTCAGCACGTTTTCGTCGTAATTCTAGAATTTTAGACATGAGTTCACCTTTTATTTAGATATAAAAAAAGCGACCGAAGTCGCTTGAAATGAGAGTAAAAAATATTAATTGTTAGAGTCGTGATGCGTTATCAATCGCCTTAGCACGAATTTTGATACTACTTGAATTTTGCTTTGTATCTTGATGATATTTTGCTGCTATTGTATTAATTGCATCTTGTGGGTTTTGTATCTGATCTGCTAACCCAGTGTTTATTGCGTCATTACCAAAATAACATTTAGCCTGAGTATCAATAACCTTTTGAACATCAATACCTCGATATTTAGCAACAGATTCAGTGAATAATTTATAGGTCCAATCCAATTGTCCATTAAGAAATTCTAGTGCCGGATCGCTTAATGGTTCATGACTTGATCCTGCGTTTTTAAAATCACCCCGATATAGCGTGGTGAATTTCAAACCTACACTTTCCTCCAGTTTTGATGTTTCCATGTGTTCAATAATCACGCCAATTGATCCAACACCTGATGTTTCACTAATAATGACATTAGAGCATGCTGACGCTATGAAATATGCCGCAGAAAAAGCATAGAAATTAACAATTGCGGTTATTGGTTTTATTTCACGGGATTGATAAATGAAATCAGCTAACTCTTTACAACCAGTTGCAGCACCACCACCAGAATTTATATCAAGAACAATTTCTTTTATTGAGTCATCATTTAATGCTTGACTGATGACATTTCGTAAACTTTCATAACTAACTAGTTCAGTACACGCAGCATTAATAGATCCTCGACGTGTAGTCAACAAACCATGAACGGAGATTACTTTTACTGGATTTACATTAGTTGTTATCTTTGTGCTTCCATTAACATTTGTACTTAAATTGATTTTTCCCAGATCAATTTCTGATTCTGATAACGAACCACTTAATAAACGAGGTATTACAACAGCTTTTACTGCATCTAACGTTTGTGGAGTAGCATAATGTGGCACTCCGAAAACCTGATTTGCTAAATGAGGATAATTAATTAATTTCGGCATAGTATTGTCTCTATTTCTTTTAGTTGAGATGGAGTTGCTTTTTCAATTCCTGTTAATGTTGATGTATCAACCATATTCAACGGTGTTAAATAAGTATCTCCACCAGGTATTGGAGTTAAATTTTCCATTCTTCGGATATCATTGACAGATAACCACCCCCATTGACGTCCAATTGCATATGATTCATATCGAGCTTTTTGATCACCTCTTAGTAATCCTGATACATTAAATTCAATATATAAATCTTTACGTTCTGACGGTAATAACAAATCACGCATCATTGCTGCTTCGTGGCGTTTTAACCATGGCAATAGTGTATAAATAACAAACTGTAACCCTTGATGCTCAATATTACTAAATGTGGCCTTGTCCAATGACTGGATCATATGAGGAGGAACTTTATACAACCGACAAACTTCGATTACTCCATATTGCCGGCTTTCCAATAGTTGTGCTTTTTCGTTGTCCATCGCCAATTGTTTATAAGTCATACCCTCTTGCAATAAAGCTACTGAAAATGCATTACGGATCCCACTGTGTTTTTCTCTCCATTTATTTAAAATAGCGTCCACTTTTTCTTGAGATTCTATGGGCTTAACATCGCTTGGACGTTCAATTACTCCACTCATGGTAGTACCGTTAGCAAACACCTGAGAGGCATGTTGATCTACAGCTATTCCCAACCCAATAACATCAGCATTAGTTTGTATAGGTGATACGCCTACATAACCATCAAATGAAAAAGCCTTAACATGATGGACCATGTGCATTGGTACAATTTCATTGTGTTCTAGTAGATTGTAAAAAGGTAATCCATCTGGAGATTTTAAAACCTGAATTTTTTTTGGGTTAACAGGAATTAATTCCGTCACATACCCTTTCCCATCGCGCTCTATTAATGAATAACTATTACCTTCAACCCCCAAAAAACCTTGTTTTTGCTCGTTATACTCAAAAATTGTGTCTTTTTTATTAGGTTGACTGTGAATTAGATCATATAGAGGATGATCAGTTGCACGTTCACGTTGTCCATTTTTACCACGTCGATATAACTCACATGGTAATTGAGCGACTGATTCAGCTAGAAGCGTTACACACGCCTGAACAGCACTTTGAGCAAATGCTGTATCACGATTCACCATCACTCCGGCGGTACTAGATTTTCCAGTAACGGAGCTAATCCAACGCCAAGCGTTACCTTGTGGAATTTTATGCTTAGACTTAAACATTGACGGGGTAAACATTATGAACCTTCTTTATCATCAAGTGATCGTGAGTTTGCAATAAATTTGGATGCAATATATGACCACGTAATACAAATAATACCTGCAGTAATTAATCCATATGCCGGCATTATTAACCACGCACCATACGAAACCAAAACTCCACCTAAAATACCGACAATAAATATAATTATATTTAACATAAGACATCCGAATTTTCGTAAATTGAACTGTTATCTTCTTGATCAGATAAAATAATTCGACCAACAGCCATGATTAAACCTAACGCCCCATCAATTTTATTTTCATTGTGTTCCTTTATTGGTCTCACAACATCATCATTACCTGGTAAATATTTAGCAACCACGTTACTGATACACCAAGTCAAGATGGGGTTCCCATCATGATGAAAGCGTCCTGACTGAATAGCTGCTTCCAATTCTTTCATTGGATCGCTTAAATTTGTATAGTTCTGAATTATTGTGACTGGATTCAATCCTTCATCTGCAAGTTGATGTGATAAATTTGTGGCGCCATGAGGGTCTATCGCTGAAACAACAACAGGATGATCCTTATTTGATTCTACTGCTTCATGTAAAATTTCACGATAATCAATTTCAGCACCATCAGTAACAGTTAAATGACCTGTATTAACCCATTTTTGAAACCTTTCCGCTGTTTTTCGGTCCTCAACATCTGCACTATAAACAGAGTCATAAGGGACCCAAAACTTAGGAGCTATTGAATAATAATGTCGTTTACCATTAATGATTCGATAAAACAATTTAACTCCGCTGTTCATATCCAATTTTCGGGCTAGATCATATCCACGAATAACGGATTGCCCTTCAAACTGTTCTAAGGATAAATTTTTATCCTCACAATTAGCCCAGTTAACCATATTAAAAAAAGCTGATTTTGCGGAAACCCAAACATTTAAATGTTTTGTTTTAAAAACATTGGCCAACCTAGCATTATTAATCGCCTTTTGTTGTTGGCTTATCAAAAACTCACGATAAACTGACACGCCAATATTTGGATTTGCTTTTTCAAGCGATCTAGGATCTGTCCAATCATCACCTTCATCAATGGTATAAATAATGCCCAATAGTTCATCATTAGGAACTGAACCATTTAACATATCAATAACTTCTCGACGTTTGTCGTAACATGGACCTTCGATGTTATAACCTGCAGTTGTGATTGCAAACATCAACGGTTGTTTCCGTGCGCCCATACCTGTCAGCATGGTTGTATAAAGGGCATCCGTATCATGCTCATGATATTCATCAACTATCGAACAATGAGGAGAGGCACCATCACCAGGATTACCGATCAATGGTTCAAAGCGAGCACCATCTGCAATTCGGCTAAGATTAGATGCATTAACTGTTATTCCAAATGCATCACAAAGTAAAGGCGTCCGTTTACACATTAACCTGGCTGGACGAAACACTTCCCATGCTTGTTTCTCAGTAGTTGCGCCTGAATAAACTTCTGCCCCAAATTCATTATCAGCCGAAAAACAATACAACCCAACTCCAGCTGAAATAGCTGATTTACCATTTTTTCTCGGAATTTCCGTGTACACTTCACGAAATCTACGTAAATTTGTTTTTTTATGAACCCAACCAAACGCACAACAAATTATGAATAATTGCCATGGCTCTAGTGTAATTAGCATTCGTTTAAATGCCCAATCCCCTTTCGTGTGTGGCAATAATTGAATAAATTTACATGCTTTTTCTGCAAGATCCTTATTGAATTTATACTTAAAAGACTGTTTTTTTTCTTGTTCTAAATCATTTAAATGTCGTTGACATGCTTCAATTACATATTTACATGCAATAATTTTCCCTTTAACTACATCTCTTGCATATTGATTTGCTGAATTAACATTTTTATATGATTTTTTAGCCATAGTTATAGATTACAGAACGGATTGTTTGATTTTTCTTTAGTAGCTAACCCAATCAAACGTTGACGGCTACTAGGATCCAATCCTAACAACGCACCAGTTGTGTTCATTTCTGATTCTTGCTCTTTTTTAGCCGTTAACTCAGGGTTTTTAACTGGCCCACCAGTTGCACCAATAACAGTATTACCCTGTCGAGCAATGTTAATTACTGCCCTTCTCCAAAATTCATATGCAACACACCAACGTTCTAAAATACTTAAATCGGTCACGCACAATAAACCTTCCGCACATAATTCTTTTGCAGTAAGTTTCCACATGATAATAGCGAGGTGCAATTCAGCTTCTACAAACCATTCTGGAGGGTTAACGCCTTTTATTGGTGTAAATGTTGGTTCATATTTGTTAAGTTTTCGTTTACCTGGATTGTTTGTGAGCTTTTTAATTGCAACTGGTTTTGGCTTACGTCCTGACCGTCCGCTTGCACCAGCCATAACATCTCCAATTTAAAGTTCATTTTTCGCGGTTGTAAAAATTTGACTAGGGGGGCGGTCCCTAAGGGCAAAAGCTGTAGAGATTTGAACCCCCCTACCTATTATATCTTTCTCTTGCCGTTTTCTTTTTGTGACATTCTTTATTAATAGCACGCAGATTACTTGGATCATCTGTACCACCATGAGCCTTGGCAATAATATGGTCAACATGAGTCGCTTCTTTGATTAAACCTAACCGTTGACATTCATCACAGCGACAAATATATTTATCACGTTGTAAAATCTGTTCTCTTAGTTTATCCCACGCTGAACCATAACCTCTTTCGTGTCGGCTACGCCCTTTTTGATATCTACCCCAACCACTATCTGACGGTTTATGCGTTGAACAATAACCTGATACATCTGTTGTGACGCGAGGACATCCTTGCTTTCTACATGCTTTTGGGGTCCTTGGTGGCATTGTTAACTCCTGTTTTAGATATGGAACGGTCATGAACTGAACAGTAAAGCTTACCTTTTTGAACTATGTTTTTGCATCCTTTTTTATTACAGATTAGAGAGAACTTTCTGTCAGTTATTTTATTTGCTTTAATCATATACAGATGTTTATCACAATAACCACTGGCAGAATATGCACATACACAACAACCTTTTGCTTTACATTTCAATTTAATACCTCAATTTTAAATTATTAAAAAAGTCGCGGCTTTAGTTGATACATTATGCAATACATCAAGAACATTATTATTAACAAACCAAGAACATAAAATGCAGCAGTGAATAACCATCCAAAGTATGCGAGTAATACAATTGAGAATATATTTACTAACAAATTAATTATTTTTTTAGATTTACTTATCTGTAACGATTTTACTATTTTAGCTATTTGATTTGGATTTAGCTTATTCGTGTCAAGCACCAACAAGACTAAACATCCATTAACAGCAATAGCTAAAATAAACAAGACCCAAACAGTTACTACATACACATTCATTAAAGACTCATTTCGAGTTAAAACACATAAGCACAACCCTAGAAATAAAACAGATTGAACAAACAAATTTCTAATTATCATTTTTAGATTCCTTTAAACATAAAAAAACCGCAGTTAAGCGGTTTGATTAAATATTTAGTAATAGTTATTTATTGGTCAGACTTCCCCGATAAAACCCCATTCTGATGATGATATAAAAAATTTCTTATCATTAGATAACGTTATAATTAATTTTGATTCTTCAAAATAAACGCTATCATCATATACTTTTAGAGCTTTTGAATTGCTGCAATAACCATTATAAAATTCATCTTCTATCTCAACAGATTTAAAACAATCTCCCATAATCTCTTTGAGTTTAGCTGCAATTAGATTCGTCAATTCTTCTTTTGATAATGGTTTATTGCTCATGAAAGATGTTTCTCTATAAATATTTCTAATTAAATTGAAGATATTTTTTTGTAATACCATGAACGGTATCTGTAACGGTTTTAGTTCCTATTACGTTTTCGAGCATTTTACCTATGATTTTATCTGCAACAAAATCAACATCATCATCAATTGAGAAGATGTCTCCAAATTCTTTATCATCTATTACTAAAAATATTCTCAAGAATTCACTTGAATGCGTTGAGCTAATACAGACTTCGCGCGCATTGTTATTTACGCCTAAATCACCTAGCTTGTTTATAACCATATAAATTAAAGAATTGTATTTGTCAGTATCAACGTTCATTTTGGTGTTCGCCTTAGTTATTTAATTTCTATATAGTCGGGTAACGATTCTGGCAAGTTATCCACGTCATAAAAAAACCAATTATCTGCGATTGGATTCGCTTGAGATGAACTGTAAGTTATTCCAAGCGATCTTATCACTTCACACGGAGGTCGTTCTTCACCTGCCATCCAAGCACCAATTTCCCAGTAAACTAGCTTCATTTATTTAATCCAATTCCCAGTAATGATTAATTATGCAGTTTTTAAGTTTGGTACCACGTAAATTTTTATACTTTATGCGGTAAACATGAATAGTTATTTATTTTTGGGTAAATAAAAAGATTACCCGTTAAATGTTACTATTTCTGTAGCGTAATGTAATGTTTGTTGACCTCTATTAATCAAATTAGCTGAGTGATTTTTATATTAAAACCCTTATTATCAAAATAAACACCATTTACATCCAGCCCTTTTTCATATTTTTGGATAAATGGGATTAATCTTTCATATATTTCAATAGATCGCCCGCGATTAATCGAAATAAGATCACAATCCAAATAAAAATAATTTATTTTATTATCAATAATATATTCGCAAAGCCTTGCTTGCCACTCTATAAAACAACCTGATTTATCGACCTCACCTTGTGAAATGCATGGATCAATTTCAAGACGATCTTTTATAAAAGAAATCACCTCTCGACTGTTATCTATATTTATATTTTTAAAATATAGATTCCATACATCTTTGCAATAGTCGGCCTCAACGTAACCATTCATATATATTAATAGCATATCTATCCCCTATCTATAATATGATTCTATCACAAACAGAAAATAATTTATTTTAAACATGAATATATTTTCTTTGCCAGAGTAGGGTAAATGCCATATGCCAACGCATAGTGGGTATAATTCATTTGAATGTATTCTTTTGAAACGCATTTAAATATTGCCATATTTTTTACCAATAAAAATGGCTGAGTGATTTTTCATTCAGTCGCGCTAACACTCAGCCGATGCGCTTTTTTATTCATTAGCAATTTGCTTGATAGCCCTTTTATCTGCATTACATTGCCTAAGTTCGTTTACTGCTTCGTTGTAAAGAACTGGACATTGTCCCCATGTTATTTGCTTATCAATATGAGGCTCGTTATTTTCTTGGGTTAATGAAGGCGAGATATTGCATTTATTAACATATTCAGTTTTTACCGTTCCGCATCCAATCAGAAACATTGGAAGGCATATACTCATTAGCACATTGATTATTCTTAAGCGCATCTTTTATTCGCTCATTAAGTTGTTTGATTGATATAGCATCTTGAGCCTTTTCTTTCTCTCGTTGTGCTATGATTTGGTTGTTTTTGGTTATGTTCTGTTCAAGCTGTTCGATTTTATTTGTTAGCTCTGTGACTTTGTCTTGCGCGGCTTTTTCATCTTGCCAACAGTTGAAAGCGAAGTAGATAGAAAATCCGCTTACTAAAAATAATATTATTGTCGTTACAATAAGCGACTTATTTAATTTAGACATAGTCAATCCTCGACGACAATCACCGCTTCAATTGGCTGATTTTCAATTTCGACAACTTCTCTGATATTCCATCCATCCTTGTCACTATCTTTAACTTTATTCATTGCTATTTTCAAAGCTTCATCTTTACTTAGTGCTTTTATAAGCAAAATTAATCGTCTGCGATCAAACGGATTGTTAAAATTCATAACATAAGTGCATACATATCTATTCATAACAACTCCGTACGACTAAAGTGATTTGTATTCCATACATCGATTAAACTCAACCTGTCGCCTTTTTGTTAATCCATTTAAGACTTTGCCACCTGCCTTATTCCATTTTGGGAACTCATTACAAGCGGCTTTGTAGTCACCAGTGTTTAAGTATTTATACATTGTTGATGTACGCATTTTTGTGCAACCAACGTTGAAAGTAATCGAAGTGACAGCATCAAATACTGATTGAGGTAAGTGAAAACCATTGGCATGACGATATACGCATTGCTCGGCTGTTTTAATATCATCAACCCATCTTTTTGCTATTTCTTCATCTGAATAGATTTTTTGTTCTACATTGCCAGTTGAACCGATACCAACAGTTAACACATTTGCAGGACAATAGTATGGCTCTCTTACGCATGATTCAGCATTACCAATTATTTCTAGCCCAGCTTTACTTGTTTTTATTTCATCTGAATAATTAGCTATGACTATACTGATAATTACAGCTACTGAGCATATAGCACTATTTGCGATTCTTTTTTTGATTGCCATTTTTATTACTCTCAAAATTTTGCTTCTTCAGTTTGAATTCTTGATGCTTGTAGTACCAAGTTATGAGAAACCCGAAAATGGTTGCTAACATACCGATAACTACAGCCCAGTCATTCAGCGAGAGTGAGCCGAGATACATGACTGTCCAACCATACAGGTATGTGAAGATCGATGTTTTATTATTATCCATTTTGTTTGATTTCATGATGTGCCTCCTGTAATGAGGCGGTTAAATGAGTGGCAACGTACCAGCTAAATGTTAGTTATGCGCGTGCCGATTTTTTATAAATTTTTTACTGATTTGATGTGACGTGCTTTTTCTTCATCAGAGAGAGCTATGAGAATACACCAGCAATTAAGAGATATGGTACCTAGTCTGAGAGGTATAGACGAAAAATCACCATTAATTATTGCGTACACTAGGGCTATAAAACTCAATATCAAACCCAAAATTGAGCCATATAATATAAATTTATTCATTGAACACCGCTTAAATAAAAAACGCCGTTGTTAGCGGCGTAAAGGAGTATAAGAAAATCAATCTAGCTCTTGAATTATTCTACGTCCTATCCAATGCATAACTGGAACAGCCATTGAATTACCAAGAGCTTTATAACGCGGAGAGTCAGGGCAATCTTCTTTATTTTTCATTCTATAAGGAACTTTAGTGAAATTATCAAAAAAACCTTGCAGTCGCTCGCACTCAATTGGTGTTAATCGGCGAACTCTGCCTAAAGAAATAACACCTGGAACATTTCCACCTCCTGTTCCCATCCGTGCTGTTAATGTGGGAGATAAATTACTGTGGGTTTCAATCTCTGCTCTGTTTAATCTGGAGTATACAACAGCATGAGGACTGGTTGTATCTAATGTATAACTTTTTTCCTGTTGAAAGCCTTTACCATTACCACCATTTTTAGCCGATCTATTTATAGTGTTATTTGCAATGCAAAATGTTGGATTCTCAACAATGCGATAATCTCCAGAAAATGCCTCCTGATTTCCGAGCCACTGCTTTTGCCCACAATTTGCTAAAAGTGGACCGGTGACTTGCTTTCCGCGCGCAAGGCGAGTTCTAGATGATCCGGCAATTGAATCCCCCTCAACTCTGCTCTGCGCAATATCCCGAGGCATGCTTTCGGACTCAAATAATACTTTTCGTGGATCAAACCCTGCTCTAGCACTTGCGACAACGAACAATCGACGGCGTCGTTGGGCGACTCCGAAATATTGAGCATCAAGGATTCTCCATGCAACATTCCTTTTGGGTCCAGACACATAACCAACGTTTGTCCATTTTCTCCCTGCCGGTTGCAACGCAACACTTTCTCCGGCAAGTTTTCCAATAAATTGTCCAAACGCGTTGTCTTTACTGGACAACACTCCTGGTACATTTTCCCAGACGATAATTGATTCTTTTTTACCTGATTTTTTTCGTTCTTCATCAATGACATTAGCTAACTCTATATATGATAAACTTAATTGACCACGACTATCGCCCAAACCTTCTCTTGGCCCTGCAATACTAAAAGATTGACAAGGAGTACCACCTACTAATACATCGGGTGTGAGCTGTTCTCCTTTTGTTATTTTTTCATGTATTTTTGTCATATCTCCGAGATTAGGAATTTGTGGCCAATGATGATCTAATACAGCAGATGGAAAAGACTCTATTTCACTAAACCACAAAGGCTTAAAACCCAAAGGCTCCCAAGCAATGCTTGCTGCTTCAATACCACTACAAACAGAACCAAAAGTTAACACTCAGAAACCCCCTTAACAGTTTTTAAGTAAGTTTCTTCTTCAAATTCAACCCCTAAACCATGACGATTCAGTTTTTTGGCTGCTTTTAATGTTGAACCGGAACCCATGAAAAAATCAGCAACAAGGTCACCTTCTCGCGAACTAGCGTTTATGATATCTTCAATCATGTTTGATGGTTTTTCACATGGATGCTTACCTGGATAATAAGCAACAGGCGTGTATTTCCAAACGTCAGTGTATGGAACATCTTTAGTTACAAAAAATGGTCGTCTGAGATGTTCATATTCTTTTTTCAGATCATCATACTGTCTAACTAAAACCATATAATTTTCACGTAAATGGCTATAATCATCAGTTAAGTCACTATGACTAATATTCAACAGGTTATTGTTATTCTTTTCTTTAGCTTTTTGACTAAACAAATCTTGCAATGCTTTATATTGAGTTTCGTTTGGTAATTGCCATTGACTGTAACTGAACCAGTGTGAACACATTTGAGTACCAGTTGCTTTGTTAATATCGGCAGCCGAAACACCTAATTTTTCACGCGCATTTTTGAAATATTCTATAAGTGGAGCAAATACTGATTGTCTTAAATCTTCGCATTTAAATGCATAACCATTCTGGGCTTTAAATGAACCTTCTGAATTATAATGTTCAGCAAAAATAATCCGTTCACTTGATATGCAATAGGTTCGTAATGATTCTTTATGCTGTCTTAACCACGTGCCATTAGGTTTAGCCCACACTATGTGATTTAAAACATTAAATCGTTGTTTGATTAATATTTCGGTTTCAGCCGCTAACCGTGGACCACAGAAAACATATAAAGATCCATTTGGTTTTAACACGCGCCAAAATTCAGCAAATATATCATCTAACCACGCTAGATAATCATCTGCTGTTTTCCACTGATTATCCCATTGGTTAGTTTTAACTTTGAAATATGGTGGATCTGTCAGAATCAGATCTATGTGATTGTCTGGTAATGATTTTAATACATTCCGACAATCATCATGTATCAAAGTTAGGTTATCTATTTGAATTTGATCGCTTTTTTTGTTGGTCATTTTCACAGTAGTCCTGTAGAATATGCTCCGCCGATCGGCTGGGGCTTGGTTGATACTCATGACCTTGGGAATGGGTATTGATGTCTGATGCATGTGTCAGCATGTATCAGTCCCCCACCTCACATAAAAAAGAGGTGGCGAGTTGCAGCGATATAAACAAAGTGAGCAGTGTGGAGTGCGATGTTTATATCTTCTCGCCATAATTTTTAGACATAAAAAAAGCCGCTCGGAAGCGACTTATTAAAAAAATGGTGATTTATTCCATCATTAGAGAGTAGTTTGCCAAAATAATGCACTTTGGTCAATAGTTAATCAGTAATTTTTTTAAATTCTTTTGCGGCTTCTGATTCTGCAGCTTCACATTTAGAAATAAGCTCATCATAAAATGGCTTCCAATACCTAACCCATGCCGTTTTCTCTATATCTAAAATACCTATCATCAAATTGTATATTTTAACTGATGAGATTCTTCTTATACCGTTTCCATGGCACCTAGTACACACATTGCCGTTAACTAGTCCACGACCACGACACCTACACGGTAAAATGACTGTATCAGCCGTTCGGCTATAATCATTTATTACTAAATTACATAAGGTATGTATTACGAGATTTAATTTTTTTGATGCAGTTTTTCTAACATGATATGGAATTGATGCACTACATTCTTGCTTCAATATCGATAATGCGCGTTCTCGCGAACTCTTATCCTTTTGATACTTAGCTAGTATTAAACTCAATCCGAACGGACATCTTGATTGCAAGATGCCAAGAGACACCATCACATCTGATTTTGTAAATTGACCTTTAGTAGTTGATGCAGTAAATAATAAATTGACTGATTTTGGATCAACCATAGTAATGGCATATTCTAATAGCATACGACTCCTACCAAATGATAATTGGTTTACAATATAACAGTCTGCACTCTGTTAATTGCAAATACTCCACGTGCATTATTTTACCATCTAGACGTATAGATGGCAATAAATAGGTGGTGATATATCTCACAAAAACAATATATTAAACTACATAAAAAATACTGATGCCATATAATATTAATACTAATAATATTTGGAGGTTTTTATATGGGTCACCGATGGAAAGATATAGATTTTGTTATTACTGGAGTAAAAATTGATAATGGCAAAATTTCTTTGGTTAAAGTTAGAAACGTGTATAATTTAGGTGCTAATATTGGTTCAGAAAAAAAGGTTCCTCGAAAATTTATTGTTGATCTTCTCAAATTAAAAAATAAAAATAAGCATATTATATTTTATACATCCACTTTTGATGAAATGGAAGATGGATGGAACCTTGGAGATGAAGTAACTTTATATAATGATGAATTTATAACAACTAACGGCAATAGAACAACAAAAGATAATCTAGGTAACTTACCTGAATTTAAGTAGACTATTGTATAACTTTCATCCCAAAAACACGATCCAAAAATTGCACCAACAACAATATTTGCGATCCGTGTTTTTGTTCCCATTCTTCAACGTTTTTATGTAATTCATTATGATGTTTTCTGCACAACGGTATTGTGAATATATCGTGGGCCTTTCCTCCCATCTTGCCTTGACCATAACCAATTATATGATGCGGATCGTCAGATTGTTGCCCACAACATACGCAAGGTTGCGTTTTTACCCACTGTAAGTATTTAGTTGATTCCCATCGTTTCATTTTTGGCCGTAACATAAATGATTCTGGCGATTCAGGATCCACTGTTATTGTTTTAATTGTTTTTTCTAATTTCTGTAGATGTTGGTATGCTCGGTTAATTTCATTTATTAGCCTCGGGCCGGAGCGATCATCACTCGCAATTAAATCAGATTCTTTATAAACCGACTGTATTTGTTCAATCGGGCGATTATGTAATAATCTGGCCATACTCTCTGGTATGTATTCATATAGATTATTAATGACAGACCACCATGCTAACTCTTGTATTGATAATTGATGATTATTTCCAAGTTCCAACTCTTTAATAATGCAATCAATAAGAAATGACTTTAAATTTCTATTAGCGATAGTTTTTATTCTATCGTCAATAACTAAGTCTTTATTATGATGCCAACATATGTGTATTGCTGAATTTCCTATTTTTTCATTAACAAACTCATGATAACAATACTTTCCGTCTTTCAGTTGGCAATTAAAACGATTATTTAACCATTTGTCGAAACTATATAAATTCTTCAATTTATTAACTACAGCGTCATGTAAGATAAATGGATCTATATATTTATTTGTTAGCAACGGCTGGGCATTTTGAATAATACCTGACTTGGTACCTGAGTGTTCATCCTCTGTTTGAGAAATTATAATACGATTGCCGGTACTCAGTTTTTTTAATAACTCGGTACCAGGTTTTAAAATAATAAGCCCAAGTTCAGGCTGATAGTACGGCGTGAGTATTGCTTTCATTATGCAGCTTTTGTGTTTTGCATTAATTTTAATAACTCTTTGAAACGGCTATCATAAAAATGAGGTTGTGTTTCCCTTGGATTGTTCGGTGAGGTCAAATTTTTACCATACATTAACCCATATGGTGTTATTGACCAAAATTCTTTCATCACATCTTTTTTTGTGCTTCTTCTTTGATTCCGCACGACCACACCCAATTCCTTTAATAAAGCGTATGCCATAGTGATATTAATTGGAACATTGTACTTTTTAAGTAAATGAGTTAGAGAATAAGATGTTCGGCTAGAACCATCTACCGAATCACTAGGCGCATCAACTGCATAACTTGGTAATAAATTAGGTAACCCAGCTAATTTTTGTAATTGTTGATATGCTTGAAGTTTAGATGAATTAGATAGATTTAACAGTTTTGCTGATGATTCAAGAATTGATATTCCTGCATTAATATTATCAACTACTGATGGACTTTTAGAAGTGACACTATTTCTAAAAACTTGATAGACTTTAACTTCAAAAGATGGTTCTATCCATGCAGCATACCGAATTGCAATAAGTTCATGAGCATAAGTTCCTTGAAAAACTCCGCCCTTATATGTTTTAACCGATGCGACATTTATCGCATCGCTTACACTTTGCACAAAAGATTGGGCGCTCTTAGATTTTAAAAATTCGGATGGCCTTTGTGATTCATTTGCTTTACCTGCAACAATTGCTGCTTTATGCAAATCATTTAAAGAATAAAATTGATCTTGATCTTGACGGATAAAAATACCATCAATAGAAATTAGTTGATTCATTTAGAATACTCCTATTACTCCACTGTGTTAAATATCCAACCATGTTGGACATTTCATAAGTTACCAGTCTGCACTCTGGTAATCATTACTATATAAAATAACATCCATATTATCAATGCTGTTTTTTATAACATTCATATCTAATTTAATTTATTAATTAATTTTTTAATTTTACCTATTAAATTAATGTGCCAATTTATAACAATATCAATTTTTCCATCTTCTGTATAAAGTCTAATTCCATCTTGAGAACATATGGAATTTGGTATTATCTTGCTCCACTTTTTACCCATTAAAGATACATTTTCTGGTATATGAAAAATGCCTGTAATCATCCATAAATCTTCAGCACATTTAGTAATACCATCTACACCAATATACATAGGCATCTCAAAGCCTAAACTATCAGTATTTGCAACTCGGAAAAAATGCTTTTTAGGTAAGGTTCTTGAAAAGATAACAGCTGGAAGCGGATAACGAATGCAAAGAGAACCCAATTTTTCTAAATTATCTCCTAATACGCTTACAGGAACATTATAATTTTTAGTGTTAATAGATTTAGCTGAAGGAGAACGTCCCGACGGCATATCTTCAAGATATACAATACCCACAAGATTTTTTTGTTCAATACAGCAACGATTATAAGTATATTCAGCAACTATTTTATAAAAAGTAGTTAATTCTGTTTCCGATAACTGGCTTAAATTATAACGCTCCAAAATAGCTTTTTTATTAGGTGAATCAAAAATTGAAAAACCTTTAGTTATTGTCACATCAGATAATGTTTCTCTATAACCAAACCGATCTACTAATGACCAAAAAAGCCAAGCAGCAATATCTTCAATGATCCTATTGTTTTGCTCTTTTTGCATTCAGTTTCTATGCTTCAATTAATTTTATATTGATTAATAATTTACCATTTTTTATAGGATCATACCAATCGGATTCAATTCGTTTGATCTGACTATCATCAACCCAAACACCTGCAGTTGTAAGAGAATCAAACAAAGCCTTAAAGCAATTGTCCATATCACGTCGAATGTTGTTAGGTGGGTAAAACTCAATTTTAACAGCTACATTACCAGTAATTGGTACCGGCTTCTTTTTTAACTGATCATAAACTGCATAAACAACATCATTCTTATACTTGCGCCCTTTTGCACTTAATAACGTTCTTCCTTTTAAATTACGCCAATATGTGTTCATTGAGGGCGGAAATGGTAATACTAAATTTATCATTTTTTACCTTTCTTTTTGGCAGGTATATCTCGCCATGTCATTTTTGGTTTTCTTGGCAATAGCTCCCGAATTAAGTTGTTTATCCTTTTTGTCGATTTTTTGGTTAACGAGAAAGATACGGATACATCAACAGGATTAGAAAACCCTTCTATCTTGTCATTTGTAAATAAAACTGGTAACTCTATTGAGTTAATTGTTACATCTATTTCTTTACCTTCAATTAATATCTTCATCTCTGTTGGATCGATCATTGTTTATTTGCATTTTCCCTTCTCTGTTGCACTGCCTTTAAAAGCCATCCTTGAAATGCTGACTCCGTGTTTTTTCTCAAATAGTTACCTTTACGATCCTTTCTTAAGTGAGTATCAGGAAAACCATTTTTGCGCATAACAGATTCAAACTCTATGCGCTCACCTGGTATATTCAACATGATTAAGCTACCTCCCTGACAACACATAATTCTGGCATGTTAGCCCTTACAAGAGCCTCGGCAAAAGGTGGTGGTACCGCATTACCACATCTAGCAACTTGTGCTGATTTTATATATTTTTTGCCTTTATAATCGCGATCAAATATATACCAATCAGGAAACCCCTGAGCCTTATAAAGCTCATTCGGTTGTAACATACGCATACCAATATCAACTATTTGATAATTAACACCATGAATAGTTACCAACCCAAACCGATCTTTTGATGTTACTGTGTGAAGTGGTTCATCGAGACTTGGGCACTCTTTTTCATTACCGTAGTATTTAAGTAAAAAGGCATTAACTTGCGCTAAATGAGCACCACTGGTCGTGATTGTTGGTACTGGTTTATCAAGCATACGACCATCTTTACAAAATCCGCGTAACTCCATTAAATGGGATGTAACTAATGCATTATGATCGGTTGCTGTTACTGTGTGTACCGGTTCTCTAATATCAGATCCTGCACCAGTATAATTACCACCAAAATGCTTGGCTAAAAAACTAGCTACCACCGCATAGAGTGGATTTGTATCAATTGTTTTAATTGGAGATTCTAGATCTTGACCTCTCACTTCACTACTATTACGTTCCGTGTGATATTGGATAATTGTAGGACTAACTAATAAATGCTCTGTTTTGGTAGTGATGGTTGTTAATGGCTTGTCAATATCATAAGACAGACGATCACCACCAAACCCTGTTTGACCTATTCTCACAATAAATGGATTTGGATTATCAATAACAAATCGTTTAATTCCCCTAGCGATGCGTTTCATTGTATTTTCAGCTAAAGGCTTTTTGCGGTTAAAAATACTACGGCAAGGAATAGACCAATCAATACAATCTGCAGCAGTGAGATATGGCAATAATTTACCACTTTTAACATCATCTGAATTTGGATCGCCGTGCGTAGCTTCAGGCCAAACTATTGGTTGCCCATCACAACGCATTACCATAAAAAACCGTTTTCGAATTGTAGGTGCTCCGTAGTCACATGCTTTTAATTCAGTAAATTCGACATCATAACCAAGTCCTTTGATTAGTCGTTCTACCTCAGGCCCATTTCGATCAAACCCTAAAACCTCACTCACTTCATCTAATGCAGGATCTTCTCTATCAACACCTGTACTTAACATTTCAACAAACGAAAAAAAGGTTTCGCTTTTATTATCTGGATCAGGAACTTCTTGACCACGTTCATTAAAAATAGTTGGTCCCCAAGTTTTAAACTCTTCTACATTTTCAAGCATCATCACGCGAGGACGTTTAAGCAAAGCCCATCGAATAACAATCCATGCAAGACCTCTTATATCTTTTCTTACTGGTGTTGAACCTCGAGCTTTTGAAAAGTGAGTACAATTATGAACAATGATTCCTTCCGCCACATAACTTTCATCATCTTCAACACTAATATTGTATACTTCACTTTTTTTGTTCAACGTACGGTTATTTTTTATTGCACTCCATTCCAAACCGCCTTCCGTAAATGTTTGCTTATGTGATCCACAAATTCTAGAACGCCATTTAATTCTAAAAACATTATTAGTATTAACCTTCCGACCTTCAATAAAATTTGCGTGTTGTTCGCTTTGGTAAATTGTTGGTGTAAAGTTTAATGTTGATAATAATTGTTTAATTCCAAATGCTAATTTTTTGGATATCGTAGTTATTTCATGACACGCTGAGCCATTTTTTAATACTTGCTTATGCCCGTCAGCTGACATATATCCATCAATAAAAGCTTTTTTAAACTTATTACTAGCTCCAAACATCCATGCAGGAATAGATTTATTCAATGCACCATGTCCAAAATTGTCACGCAACCATTTAACTAGAGCACGGTTATTTGCGGAAAATTGATAACCTGTTCTAACCTCACGACAATGCCAAGATAATTCATTATTAGATGCTCTCATTCCAGATCTTGACCACATATCAATTTTATCTTTTAGAAGATCATGTTTTTTTTGACCAAAGGAAAGAACTAACTCTCCTTTAGTATCGGTTAGCCTTGTCCAACCATCACCGACATAAAGCCCAGCTAAAAACATCAATCTTTCATCTACAGGCAACCAATTCCCTTTAGCTGTATTTTCTAATTCAGGAATCAATATACTAGGTATATTTCTTGGTGTCGACCAATAGCAGTCTTTACCGATAACAGATGATGGAGCAAACTCAGGATCAGAATAAACATGGTCATAATTACGTTTATTGTTATTCCAAACACGCCCTTTACGTTTTATATAAAACGGATGCTCGGGACTGCATTGGATGCCATAATGCCCATGCCCACTTAGTTCAATAAGTGGTTTAATGGCTTTATTTGTATCAGTAACCTTTTTCCATCTTTGTTTATGAGTTAGGACGTAATCACCAATAGATATAGATTCAATTTCTTTGTACCCTTTATCCGTTAAAATTAAAGTACCTGCAGGGAAGCAATCAGGACTAAACCACGCTAATCCCACTGGATGCCCTGCTGTAGCCACGATTGGATCGACATCAAAAACAGATTCACAATAATGTAACGTGTTGGGATGATTAGTTTCATGCATTGCAATAGCATTCTGATCATGATTGATAGCTATATCAACACTGCGACCGATCGCAAGTTCAATACCAGTAGAAGCCCCACCCCCACCTGCAAAATTATCAACTATTAATTCGCGCATTGTTTACCCTCCATTCTATTGACCAAAAACTTTGTAGCGTCATATATTTGAGCAGAAGGCAACCGGTATATAATCATTTTATTAATGCTTTGCTTAACTTTTATTTGCAGATCAGGACTTAAATTGTTTGCATATTCAACCGAGTTAAAAATAGAGTTAACTTCTTTTGGCCAGACTGTAGCTACTTTAGGATCTGGCAAAGTATCTTTAATTTTTTCATAAGTTTTGTAAATTTCATCCCGACCAACAAATGAAACCTTGCAATCACCAAACCCACGAGGATTGATTACTGCAAATAATGAGCCTCGATTATTACCATCGATTTTTTCCTGAGTTTCAGCACACACAAATGAAATTCGCCCATTTACAATAAAAATAATTTCATTTGCCAATTTGCGTAATTCATCAAACCACTCAACAGAAGTGTCTACTGGTAACAGCATCACAGTACCTACGCCATGATCGGCTGCTTCTTTCGCTTTTTTAATCCAAGGCAAAATTTTAGAATATGGCGGATTACAAAATGCATAACCACTTTTTAGGTGTGACCATCCATTTAACAGCGAATCATAAGACTCAGTTAAATAATTTAGATGTAGATGATTGTTATCACTAGCTGCAACATCACAGACAAAACTAAATCGAGTATTTAAATATTCGTATAACTCGATTGGAGTTTGCCAAAAATCTTTTATATTAGGATTTGTTTTGCTTTTTGAATGTTTATAATCACGTTTAGCCATTTTTACGACTCCGTTCTGATCTTATTCTTTTCCACAATTTTTTTACTTCTTGTGTTTCGTGGTATTGTGTTTTAACAACTGGTTCTGGTTTGTGTTCTATTTGAACTTTAATCTTTGGTATAACTTCACCGTTGCTTAATTTTTTAGCCCATTTATTAATTAATAAAGCGGCTCTTTGTTCTATTTCATATTCAGATTGGTTATATTGACGCATATGTTTTCTAAGGTCGGTGACAATCCAGTACATAACAGGTTTAGACCAAGGAAATTGTTCTGCTGTCTGACATGAGAAACCTATTTCAGCACTGTAGGTCCTAAACTCTTTCATAACCTGATCTACTGACGGTAATCCAAGTTCTTGAGCCATAGCTTCTTTGCACCACGCAACAAATTGACCAGGAGAAATGATATATGGCTTATTTTGTTGACGTGCAAACTTCATTCCTAATTCAATTTGCCGTAATGTGGTTATTCCATTTTCAGCAAATGATAATAGCCATTGCTTTTTAAATGTATCTAGCTCCAACTGACTTTTAATTACTGTTGTTATTGCAGGGAAGTTTGCTTTCAAATCCAAAAATATTTGATTGAATTGCTTTTCAATTTCATTAATGCCTTGGCTACGAGTTTTTGTAGGTTGTGATTGAAACACCAAACCATTGTTATATATTTCAGCTACTGATTTCACATTGAACCTCCACCAGCCCAACCTGTACTCTCCCAATTTATTTGTGATTGGGATTTAGGATCAACTGAATGAAATCTATCCCAATGCTTACGTAGTTTTGTTGGACTCAAAATGTTTTTATTCCAAAAATCATCTTGATTAGCTATTTTGAATCTACGACAAATTTCATGATGTGGCTTACTGAACTTGTCGCAAAGCACCTGAGTTCTCAACAACCGAATATCATTGGCCCAATCAAACCAGTTTGGTACCTGTGCTGTGGGATTAGCTTCCACAATTTTGTTGAAAATATAGGATGCTGCTTTTAAATCGTCTTCTGTACCCCATTTTTTACCAACTGGTGTATAGATAAAAGCATCGGGATGTTTTGATAAAAATTGATTCAATTTTTCTTCCTCTTGCGAGTTTGAAAAATTCCGAGACATATTAATTAGGATCTGTATGTTAGTAATAGGATCTGTTATAGATTCGGTAATTTTCCCGAATCCATGGTTTCGGTAATTTTCCCGTTTCGATTCGGTAACTTTACCGAATGGGGGCGGTAACGGTTCCCCCTCTGATTCGGTAATTTTCCCGATTCGGGATTGCTCGGTTTCTTCACCATTTGGAAACAACAATTTGACTAATAGATCTTCATTAAAACGATAATGTGTTGTAGGTGTGCCATATGCCTTTTTTTTGCAAGTTTCTAAACTGGTACCAAGTAATAACTTCAATTTTTTAATTGAATATCTAACTTGATCAACTGTTAAACCAAGCTCGTCACCAAGTTCCTCATTTTTCTTCCAAAACCAACCATCATCTCTCATCCCCATACCAGACAAAAAAACAAGTTGAGCAAGCACAGCTGCAAGATTATAGTCCCCTTTGCAAAATGATATGTATGGGCGCGGTATGCTAATGTTATTCCGCTGTCCACTCATTTGAGTAACTACGTCAAAAAGTCTACTCATGAGTAAGACCTTCTAATCAGATCCCACAATTTTTCGACATATTGGTGGGTGACAGGTTGCCAATGATTGTTTATCATGGCTTCATATTGAATGCCGGACGGCAAAAACCTACAACGCAATTGCGTTATAGAGCAAAATAGTGTTAAACTAGACATGCGACTAATACTCCACAAGTGTTGTTGCAACCAGACCGATAGTGCTTCTGCAAAATTCGCTATCGGTCACCTTTTTCCAAAAATCAAATCCGTTAATTGGACTATCTCCGTAAGTTTTGATTGAAGACTATATGCATTTCCTGATAGCGATTTCTTTTCTTTCTTATCAAAAATCCCATCTGATATAAATTCATTATGTTTACGACAGAACTCTCCCAGTTCTGAAACCAATTCAGTAAATTTTTTAAGTAGATCATCATTATCGACATTATCTACATCGGGTAATTTCACAAACACACCGTTTTGATGACGTGCTATTGCTTCTGTAATAACATTAGAATTGGCTTCTGCTTCCATTTCTAATATCATTCCCAACGTGATTTGTTGATCATTCCTATCTTTTCTCACTCTATTTCGTAATGAGTTTTCAGTACCAGATTCAGGATCTAATCGTTTGGCCATTACACTGTATCCACCAGGATAAGATCGTATCAACTTATGCGTAGCGTCTATAATGTCATCTGGAATTGGAAAATTTTTATTATCCACATGAACTCCTTATTTTTTGTGGTTGTTCTGGTTCTAATCTCGATATAACTTAGGATCAACTCTTAACTCACCGTTTGTTATTTCTTGAATTCGATAAGCGTTTTTTTCTGGAATAATTTCTCCCCATTGAGAAATGGCTCCTCTTGAAAGGTTCAATATTCTAGCTAATGGAGTTACACCATTAAAATATTTTAAAACGATATTCTTTAACATTTTTGGCTCCTGTTGTTTAGTTCTCTAAACTATATATGTTTATTTTTTTAAAGTCAACAAATGTTAAGATAACTAAACATTTTTTATAGGTATAAATTATGAATACACTTGGTTCAAGAATAAGAAAAAAAAGAACGGAACTTGGTCTGACGCAAAGAGATCTTGCAAAAGCAATAAAAGGAGCTAATCATTCATCTGTTTCGCAATGGGAATCAGACACATCTACGCCTAGTGCTAAAAACTTATTTGATTTATCAATTGCTCTTAATTGCGATTTTGCTTGGTTATTAAATGGTGGAATTGAATCCAATATAACCCCTGTTGAGCTAAAATCATACAAAGTACCACTAATAAGTTATGTTCAGGCCGGGATGTGGACAGAATCTTGTGAACTCCGTGATTCAACTGGATTTGAATATATTATGACATCATTAGAATTATCAGATAAAGCGTTTGCATTACAAATCAAGGGAGACTCAATGGAACCTGAATTCAAAGAAAGTGATGTCGTTATTATTGATCCTGCTGTTAAACCAACCCCTGGTGAATTCGTTGTAGCAATGAATGGTGAATCCGAAGCCACGTTCAAAAAATATAGAGAACTGGGATATGATGAGCATGAAAGAATGCAATTTGAGCTTATTCCGTTAAATCCTGACTATACAATTATGAATTCATTAAAACAACAAATCAGAATTATCGGAACAATGGTTGAGCATAGAATATTTAGAAGGAAAAGGTCATGATACATAATAAATCTATCTGCGTTTTTTTATTGATTTGCATTAGTGGTATGTCTTATGCGGATTGGAAGGTAATGGAAGATGGAGAAAAAGAAATATCTGCAAGCATAACAGCGAAGAAAGCAAGTGAAAAAAATACTGTAATGACTATCGGCTGTACTGATATTTTTGCTGTTAATGATAATGGTGATCATATCGTCACAGACATAGAAAAAACTTGTAAGTAAAAATAACTATTTAACATAGTAAGCACGATGTAACCTCTCCTTTCTGTTCACATATCTAAATTATTTTTGGTCATTTATTTAAAATAATATTGACTTATTTGTTTAGTTATCTAAAATTAAAGGCAATTAATTTTACATTGCTCTTTAAAAATCAAAACAACTAATTATTTGTTCGTTTTGTCAGTTCGTCAAATTTAAAGCACGATTCTGACTCCATGTATTCTATGGCTGAAATTGGATAACCACAGGTTAAACACGAGATACTTTTGACAAAGATAGCTTCATCTTTGGGATTCATTTTGGGTTCATATTCAAATAAATACTCGTTACCTTGGCATATAACGCAACTGTGTTTTAACGTTTCAACTTTACTCATGATGAGTGACTCAATTAATTAGTAATTATTTATTATAATAAATAACTGTATATAATCACAGTTATTTTGATAAATTGTTTTGATTATCAACTTACGAAGTGGAGTACCATCGTACGCTCGTGGAGTGCAGACCAGAGCGTTTTTTTAATAATTTGTGGGGCTAATGCAGTAGCTCCACAAAATAGAAATTAATTTACAACATGTGTGGAGTGAAAAATGACAGATAAAACATTAAAGGAATTGTTGCAAGAAGGTGTAGAACGTTTTAATAACAGTGGTAAACCAACAACAATAATTGATAATGCAATAGAAAAACTATTCAAAGACATAATCGATAGTGAATTTCGCTCTTATGGAAATTTTGGTGAAATAGTAAGAGATGCAGTAAAAAAAGCATTACCAGCCAATATTCAAGATATCATTTCCCTTCCTAAATATAATCAATTGATTGTTAATTCTCTTCAACAACAATGGCTGTCATCAGGTGTTGAACAACATTTTGTAGACAAAGCGACAAACCTGCTTAACGACATAATTAATGAATACCCTATACCTGAATATATTTATCTATCTGATTTACTGGAAGCGTTTGTTGAGGAATACGTCGAGGATGCAGAGGAGGAAAGGTGGGACAGACCAGACATCCGGCTTGAGGTAAGTGATTATGATAGTGGTCATATTCGTGTCTATTTTGATAAGAAACCTGGAGCTAACAGAAGCTGTTACTCGCTGGACAACATTCTCGCTTGTTCCCGTTTAGACGAAAAAGTAATAGATAAATTAGAGCTAAATGAATGTGAAGTTTATAAAGTTTATTCAGCCAAAATTGATGGTGACTGCATAGGTAAATTATTACAACCAACCAATACAAAATATCAAAACTTAATTATTGCTCTTTATTATGGTCAATCAAAACTAGTATTTGACTGTGACGTAGATGACATTGTTTACCCGAATGATTGCGATTAATTGAATATCTTATTGCAGAAAGATTAAATGAAAAGTGGAGTATTAATATGAGCATTGAAACCGTAACATTAGATAATTTTATTAAAGTCCCTTGTTTTCGTTATTTTCAAGCTGGGCGACTATTTTATAGCGTCACGCTGCCAATGAATCAGCTAGAAAAGTTTTTAAGTATTGATAATGAATTCGATGTTCTTAAACGTTCACAGCGCATTGTTGATAAAAGTAGAGTTAAAAAATTAATTAATTACCTTGAAAAAGATAAATTTATACTTCCGTCTTTAACTGGTTTTATTGATGGGGATTGTCAATTTAAAGAGTATGGAAAAGATTCAGGAATCGGTTTTCTTGAGCTATCTCTTGATTGTGTGATCAAGTTATTTGATGGACAACATCGAGCAAGTGGGATTGTTTCAGCCTGTAAGAAATCTTACGAACTAAGATATAAACTTCAAAAAAGTAGCATAACGTTAAATTTAACAAACTCTTTAACATTACAAGAGCGTCAGCAGTTTTTTTCAGATATTAACACTAATGTATCAAAACCAAGCATCTCCTTAAGCAGTGTTTACAACCAACAAGACTCAAGGTCTGTATTTGCAACCAAAATCATTGATTGGTTACGCATGACGAACATCATTGAATACGAAAAAAATGTTATTAGCAAAGATGAAAAATTTAAGGCTTTTACTTTCAAATCATTTGTCGATTCAGTAACTAAAGCCTTTGGACTGAAAAAAAATACAGATATAACGCCAGACTTATTAGCGCAAGGTGAAATTATTTATAAGGCATGGTCCTCAAAATTTCACTGGGTAGATTCTATTGATATCAGTTACCAAAAGCAAAACACATTAAACTACCACAACCTAATGATAATTATTATTGGTGATGTTACCAAAAGATTATTAGAAAAACACAGTGCTTATGATGTAAGTAAAAAAATTGAAGATAGCACCTTTGATTACCTCACTCTATTTAGAATTACAGATTTATATGATGTTTGTGTCGATAAAGAAACCAACAGAGTTAAGCTCGATGCAGATTCAAAATACAAGGCTATAGATAGGCTTTTATACGCCTTAGATGATAAGTGAAAGCTAGTTTGATTAATTAAATATCTTTGTGCAGAAAGATAAAATAAAAATGTGGAGTATTAAAAATGTTTTTTAAAAAACTAATTGTTTATCAATTTAACAACGACAGTACTATTAACAACCTTAATAATGAAATATTGACCAAGTTATCATTTACACCATGTGGACCATTGGATTCTATCAAGCAAGGTTTTGTATCAGTTACTGATGATGATTTATTAAAACTAGATATCCAAGGTCACTCTTTGTTAAAAGTACGAACTGAAAGTAAAATCATTCCTAGTTCTGTTATTAAGAAAAAAACATCTGAACGAATTGAGCATTTAGAACAACAGTTTGGACGTAAAGTAACTAGAAGTGAAAAGCAAACGTTAAAAGATGAAGTTATAGCTGACTTATTGTCTGTTGCATTCACTAAAGATCAATACACCTATATTTGGATTAATCATCAAGATCAATTCATAGCAATCGAAACATCTAGTTTTAAAGTGGCTGAAAATATTTTGTCATTAATTAGAAAAGAACTAGGCCAATTATCTTTAACACCACTTCATACTGAAAAACCTGTAGCCCCATTTTTTAAAGGATGGGTTTTAAATGACAGTTCCCCTACTAACTTTTTTATCCTTAATGATGCGGTATTAACAGATCCGCTAGAAAGCAATGGAAAAATTAAACTCATAGACGAAAATTTAACAGCCGATGAAGTAAAAAGTTATCTTAATTCAGGTCGTGAAATCAAGTCATTATCGTTTTCATATCAACAGCGAACAGTCTTTACAGTAAATACCGAGTTAGTTTTTTCTAAGATTAATTATTCATCTGAAATGCTAGATGAAAATTGCGATATTTCACCTGATGATAAAGCTAAACGAATAGAAGCAGATTTTTATTTGGTTGCTAATGAATTAACTAAGTTGATTAATGATTTTACTAGGTCCTTGCAATAAAAAAAGCGTCTGGTATATGCGCCGATAATTAGCGGTGACCATTTCCCACTAATTTGAAATATACAAGCCTAATAGTCCTATTCCATTGTGGTAGTTGCGCCACAGGCGACAGAGCGACAATTACTTAATGTAGAAAAACAAGTTTGAGGTGATTAATGAAAAAAGGAGAAATTGTTATGACAATTAATACAGTTATTATTGATATTGAAACACTAGATACAGCACCCACCGCTGTCATATTATCGATCGGCGCATTTGCGTTTGATAGATTTAATTTAAATGGAACTATTGAAAATATAAAAAATTCAAGCATTGAGGAAAATGAAGGACTTTATCATCTGTATTATGTTTGTAATTTAAATGAACAATTAGTTTCGTCAAAAAGGACAATTAGTCAATCAACACTGGATTGGTGGAGAAGACAATCATCTGAGAATAATAAACACATATTCCTTAACCATAATAGCCAAAATTTGGAAAAAGTCCTTAACGCGCTGCTTGATAAAATGAATGAATGGAAAAGACTTAGTGATAACTTTCGATTTTATTTCCGTGGTACCGACTTTGATCCTGTAATTATAAAAAATGCATTCAGTGAATACGGATTACCAACCCCTTGGGAATATTATAATGTTAGAGATGTTCGCACCTATATTGATGCTCTTAGTGGAGATGACAGCGGTTATCTTGACGGACATAAACTATCATTTAATTATATAAAACATAATTCATTGCATGATGCTATGAGAGATGCCGAACAAATGTGTGCGGCTGCAGAATAACATTAAACAAACATCGTTAAGTTGCAGATAACGATAGTAAAAGTGGAGTATTAAAAATGAATACAGTATTTTTATTGATGGCCGAATTTAACACACCAACAATCCCTCTATCACAAATTGCTGAAAAATATTTAGGCATGACAATAGCAACAGCAAATAAAAAAGCTAATTGTGGCGAGCTTGCTTTACCCTCTTTTAGATTAGATCAGGGACAAAAAGCACCCAGAATCGTGCATATCCAAGATTTAGCCGACTACATTGATGAAAAGCGTCTTGAAGCAAAAAAGGAGCTTGAATATATAAATAAGTGAAGGAATCCTTCACTTATTTTTTAATGCTTAAGCTCTTACTAAAAAAGCCCAAGCCTCATAACCGTAATCTTTAGCATATAGAACCTTATTGGAACTACCTCTAACTTTACGATGCGGACAAAAAATCCATTTAAAACCTGCAGGAGCAGGACCTTTAGGTATTTTGCGTAATGGCAT